GGCCGCTCTCGCGGGTGGGCGCGCCAGCCCTGGCGTGGTGGTCGCAAATCCCGCCGTGGTGGTCGCAAATCCCGCCGTGGTGGTCGCAAATCCCGCCGTGGTGGTCGCAAATCCCGCCGCGGTGGTCGCAAATCCCGCCGTGGTGGTCGCAAATCACGCCGCCACTCACGTAAATCACGCCGCCACTCACGTAAATCACGTATGGGTGGTAAACGTAAAGCTTGCCCAAAATACTGCAGACGCAAAACTTTACGTTGCAAAACATACAGACGCGCTCACAAAAAATCACACCGCCGTCGTAGAAGATAGATAATATAATATTTATATTTTATTTATATAATATATAAATGACTAATACTTCTCAACCTAAACCAGCTAATTCTTTAACACCTTGCCCATTTGGCGGTAATCCAAAAGTTGCTGCTCAAATGGGATTTCCTTCTTGTGGAATTGCTCGCCCAGGCCCCTTTTTTAATGATTTAAATTTAGGAAAATCTATGGATGGTGGTCGTAAATCACGCCGTCGTGGTCGTAAATCACAGCGTGGTGGCCGGAAATCACGTCGTGGTGGTGAAAATGATAATATTTCTGCAGAATCACCATTAGCTAATCTACCGCCTGCTCAAGCACCTGCTCAAGAACCTGCTCAAGCACCTGTTAAAGCAGTAATACAACCTCCCCCAAAACCACAATGTCCTCAAGAATGTATAGATAAAGGTTGTGGTAAACGTAATATTTTACACAAACTTTTTGGAATGAATGGTGGCCGTAAATCACGCCGTGGTGGCCGTAAATCACGCCGTGGTGGATTAGCAGGAGTTGGATCCAGAGGAAAAGGTAAATGGAAATGTGTAGTATATGGTCGTCGCTGTACACGCGTTAAACGTGGCCGCAAATCTAGAAGATAAATATATATAATTATATGATATATATATAAATATGTCATATAAACCAGAAATTAATTTAGCTAATTGTAATCCTAATATTTATAAAAGTTTAGAGAGAACAGCATGTAATACTTCTAGAGGTGGTAAAAAAAAAAGAAAAACTCAAAAAGGCGGTAATAGATGTCTCGTACCAAAAAATCCTACTCCTAGTTCATATTGGCCTGCACCACCAAATCCTGTACCATCACCGGCTTGTCAATTTCAACACTTTAGACCATTAGTACTATCGCAATTTGGAGGTTATTTGCGACCAGTTAATCGTAAAAAATTTAGAAAACGTACTCGTAAAAATAAAAAATATAAAAGATAAATTTATTTATAATTATATTATATAATCATGTTTAAAAAGATAAAAAATAGTAATATGTATTCTATTTTAATACTAGTAGCTATATTAGTATTTTGTTGTATATTTAGTTCAAAAAATCAATTATATATTGAAGGTTTAACCGAGTCAACATCAAATAAACTTAAAGATAATATATATCATTCTGGATCTGCTCATGATTCTCCAGCACCATCTCCAGCACCATCACCTGCACCAGTAAAATCTCCAGCACCAGCACTAGCACCAGCACCAGCACCAGTAAAATCTCCAGCACCAGCACCAGCACCAGCACCAGCACCTACACCATCACCTGCAGTTTACCCTACTTGTAAAGCATATCAAGGGACTGTTTGGGCATTTTGTGGAGATAAACCAACACATAGATGGGGTATAGGACCAGAAGGAAAAGAAAAAGCAATTAGTAATTGTAACTATGCTGCAAGTAATCAGAAAAAGTGGGGCGTGTGCAAATAATCTAGATATTTTGAAAATTAATTTAAAACGATATTGTCGTATTAAATTAATGACAATTGTTAAAGAATATCTTGACTTAACTGAAAAATATAAAAAAGAGTATGGAGAGAAAACTTTAGTCTTAATGCAAGTTGGTTCTTTTTTTGAAGCATATGGTCTACTTGATAAAGATGATAAAATATATGGTAGTGACATTGTAACATTTGCTGAAATTAATGAAATGACAATTAGTCGTAAAAATCTTTGTGTAGGAAAAGCCAGAGTTGTTATGGCTGGTTTTGGACTACCTCAATTAGAAAAATATGTTAGAAAAATGCAAGATAATGGATATACTATTCCTGTATGGACACAAGACACTAATAGTAAAAATACTACAAGAAGTCTATCTTGTATTTTCTCTCCAGGAACATATTTTTCAAATGAAACACGAGAACTTTCAAATAATATAACTTGTATCTGGTTTCATATTAGTACAAATATATTAACAAAAATAGATGAAATTACAATTGGAATTTCTAATATAGATATTTTTACAGGCAAATCTTCTATTTTTGAGTTTACAAAACCATATAAGCATAATCCTGCAACATACGATGAATTAGAGAGATATATATCTATTTATAATCCTAATGAATGTATTCTTATTTCTAATTTAGACAATAATATTATTAACGATATAGTTAATTTTACACAAATTAATTCTAACAAAATTCATAAAATCGATTTAGAAGATAAAAATTTAAATAAACAGATTAAAAATGCTGAAAAACAAATATATCAAAAAGAAGTTATTGATCGTTTTTATCCAAATAGTAATAGTGAAAATATATTAAACCGTTTACAACAATACTGTATTGCAATTCAATCTTTTATCTATCTATTAAATTTTATATTTCAACATAATCCTAATTTAGTTAATAAAATATCTGAACCACTTTTTGAGAACTATACTGATCGTCTAGTATTAGCTAATCATTCACTTAAACAATTAAATATGATATCTGATAATAGACATAATGGTAAATATGGATGTGTAAGTAATTTACTTAATAATTGTTTAACTCCTATGGGTAAACGAGAATTTACATATAATTTACTTAATCCTACTACTAATATTGAATATTTAAATACATCATATAATATTACAGAACATTTACTAACAACTGATTGGTCATATTATCGAAATAGTTTATTTAATATGAAAGATATGGAAAAACTTAGACGTAAATTAATTATGAAAAAAATTACACCAAAAGATTTCTGTATGTTGAATGAAAATATTAAAACAGTTGTTTCTCTCTACGAAGTTTGCAAAAAAGACAAAAAGTTAGCCTCTTATTTTGAAAATAATACTGATGTTAAAAATTTTGATGATATAGAAATAATATCAAGAGAGATAAATAATCTTATTGATACAACATTTGATATTAAAAAGGCAAAATTTGTGGATGATGTATCACAAGAGAGATTAGGCAATATTGATATTGAAAAGATTTTATATATTAATTTAAAACTTGATAGCCAAATTGATAAATATTATAAATTATCATTAGAGAGTGGTAAACAGTTAGAAGCAATTAGAGACTATTTATCTAATTTAATTAGACAAAATGAAAAAAATGCAAAAACTACAGAATTTGTTAAAATTCACGAAACTGCAAAAAATGATTCAACATTACAAGCTACAAAACGACGTATAGCATTTTTAAAGCGGGCACTTGAAGAAGAGATTAAACAAAATACTGAAGTAACTCTAAAATATTATTCTAATTTTTCTAATAGTGAGGAAGAATTTCAGTTTAATATTAGTGATATTGATTATTGTGCTACTACAGGCAATCAAAGTACGATGATAATTACAAATCAACAAATTCGTAAAATGTGTACATTAATTAATACAGCTAAAAATGATCTTATTTCTGCATTAGAATTATACTACTATAAATTTATAGATACTTTTTCTAATTTAAATCTTAACTTTATTATTGTTTTTGTAACACAATTAGATATTTTACAGAGTAAATGTTATTTAGCAAAAGAGTTTAATTATAAAAAACCAATTGTTAGAGAATCTAATAAATCATATGTGAATTTTACAGGATTAAGGCACGCTCTTATAGAACATATTAATACAAAAGAGATTTATGTAACAAATAGTTTAGACTTATCTGATAAAACAAATGGTATTTTATTATATGGTACAAATGCAGTAGGAAAAACTAGTTTTATTAAAGCAATTGGCATTGCAATTATTATGGCACAAGCAGGATTATATGTACCTGCAGATACTTTTATATTTTTTCCATATAATACATTATTTACTAGAATATTAGGACATGATAATATTTTTAAAGGTCTTTCGACCTTTGCTGTAGAAATGATTGAACTTAGAACTATTTTACAGTTAGCTGATGCTAATAGTTTAATTTTAGGAGATGAACTATGTTCGGGAACAGAAAGTGATTCTGCATTAAGTATATTTGTTACAGGCTTAGAACTATTACATAAAAGAGAATGTACGTTTTTATTTGCAACTCATTTTCATGAAATTGTTAATTATGAAGAAATAAAAAATTTAGAAATGATGAAAATGTATCACATGTCAGTAATTTATGATAAATCAACAAATAAATTAGTATATGATAGAAAATTAAAGCCAGGAGCTGGTGAAAGTATGTATGGATTAGAAGTTTGTAAATCACTAGACTTAGATGACAACTTTTTAGTAAGAGCACATGATTTACGTATGAAATATAATAAAGTATATCAAAATATACTTAGTCAAGATACTAGTAAATATAATAGTAATAAAATAAAAGGAGGTATTTGCGAAAAGTGCAAAATAAATTTAGCTACAGAAATTCATCATTTAGAATATCAGAAAAATGCAGTAAATGGATTTATTGAGACTAGTGATAGTAATTTTGATAAAGATCATCCTGCAAATTTAATAAATATATGTGAAGATTGTCATAATGAGATACATAAAACTAATAAACGATTTAAAAATAAAAAGGTTACTAATGGTTATGAATTAATATAATAAATTATATATTTATGTATTATATATAATGAATTTTCTAGTAAAAAATTTTATTTATATTATATTATTGTCTATTTTAATAATTGGATCATTGGCTATATTTTCAATATTTAATGATAAATTTAGAGATGTTCCTCCATTTTATCATAATAATAATAATAACAATAATAATAATAATAAAAGAATGGTGCAAATAGATACATTTGAGAATGCAAATAGTAGTTTAGAAAAAACATTTTGTAATAAACATCAATCGCAGCCACATGTCTTAAGAAAACATTGTAAAAATTTAGGAGAACGTGGATGTCATATACCTGATTGTTGTATATTAGTTAATAATAAGGACTGTGTACCTGGCGGAAGACATGGACCAACCTATTTAACTGAAAATGGTAAACCAATAACTATAAAATTTTGGAAACACAATGGTAAATGTTTTGATGGTAGTGAAAAATGCCCAAAATAATTTACTCTTTAAAAAAATTGATTTAATAATATTTTATATAATATTATTAAATATGATTATTCCAGTGAAATGTTTTACTTGCGGAGAGGTATTAGCAGATAAGTATAGATATTATCAAGAAGAGGTACGTAAAATTAAAGCCGAAAATGATATGAATGTAGATAAAGTAATATATTTAACTGAAGATAATATTAAAAAAACACCTGAAGGCGAGGTTTTAGATAAATTAAAACTAAATAAATATTGTTGTAGACGACATATGTTGACTCACGTTGATTTAGATTAATTTCTTGTAATAATATATAAATGGGATACAGAAAAAGTTATAAAAAGCATCCAAAAATGAAAAAACACTATACTAGAGTACATAGACGCAAGACTAAATCTAAGCATTCAAGAAAACATAGTAAAATGACTAGACGAGTGCAAAGAGGTGGTTATGGTAAAGGGGCTTGTCCATTTGCAGGAAAACAGTGGAATGCATCAAATGGTGGTAATTTTTTTAAATTAGGAACTCCTATTGGTGTAGGTGGTACACCTCCTTATCCAGGAACAGTATCTCCATCTCCTCAACATCCATTTAGAAGTAATTATGGATTAGTTGGTGGTCGTAGACGTTATCGTCAAGATGGTGGTGCCAAATGTAATGGTAATAACAATGGCAGTGATTCTGGTGGAATTGCTAGTACAGCTAGTACTTGGCCTTGGCCTCAATCTTTAGTAAATGCTTATAGAACAACTTTAGGCGGTGCAGAAAATCTTTATAATCAATATCAAGGTATACGACCTTCACCATCTCCACTACCATGGTCACAACATGAACAACAAGTTTAATTAATTTTTAATTTCTTTATATTAATTATATATATAATGAAATTAGCAAAAACATTTGCAGATTACTGTACACCAGCAAGAGTTTATTTAGCTATCTCTCTCTTTTCTGTTATAGTTATTGTAATTCAGAATTTATTAAATCCTAATCGTAATGAATTATGTATTGGAGTACATAAATGCACAATGTCACATAAAGTTGTTGTATTAGTATTTAAAATAATTTATATGCTATTTTGGGCCTGGTTATTAAATTTCTTATGCAAAAAAGGTTTAACTAAACTTGCTTGGTTTATTCTTGTTATTCCATTTTTACTTATTGCAGTTCTCATTGGTGGAATGATTATGGCAGTAAATAATAGCAATGCTGTAGATTCAAAACACGTTGTCAATGTACATCATCAATTTAATTAAATAAGACTACTATAGTTATGATGTTTATATTATATACTTAAAAATATAAGAATATAATATAGCAAATGAATCAAGAAACTGCTTGGAAAATATTAGATAAATATTTTGAAAATAATCCAACAGCATTAATTAATCATCATATTGAATCATATAATGATTTTATGGATAAAGGTATACATCAAATTTTTAGAGAGAAAAATCCTATCAGATTTATTAAACAACAAGATCCTGAAACAAAAGAATATAAGTATCAAATAGACATATATTTAGGTGGAAAAACTGGAGATAAAATTTATTTTGGTAAACCAATTATATTTGATGAAAATAATGAGCATTATATGTATCCAAATGAAGCCAGATTAAGAAATTTTACATATGGTATATCTATTCATTATGATGTTGATATTGATATTATTATACAAAATAGTGATGGTACACCTAATGTTACACAAGTTACTTTAGATAAGATTTATTTGGGAAGATTTCCAATAATGTTAAGATCAAATTTATGTATTTTAAATGGGTTTGATAAAAATGTTAGATTTACTATGGGTGAATGTAAAAATGATTTAGGTGGATATTTTATAATTGATGGTAAAGAAAAAACAATTATCTCTCAAGAAAAATTTGCAGATAATATGGTTTATATTAAAGATAAAGTAAACGAAATTTATAGTCATTCTGCTGAAATTAGATCTGTTTCTGAGGACGCATCAAAACCAATTCGTACTTTTTCAATTAGAATTGTTGCACCTACTGAAAAATATACTAATAATCAAATAGTAGTAAATATTCCTAATGTGAGAAAACCTATACCATTATTTATTGTAATGCGTGCATTAGGTATTATCTCTGATAAAGATATTATTAACTGCTGTTTATTAAATATGGAAAAAAACAAACAATTTATTGATTTATTTATTCCTTCTATTCATGATGCTGGAAACATTTTTACACAAGAAATTGCAATCAAATATATTGGTACATTTACTAAAGGTAAAAGCCGAGAGCATGTTATGGAAATTTTAATGAATTATTTATTACCTAATATTGGTGAATTAAATTTTCGTAATAAAGCTACTTTTATTGGATATATGGTATTAGAATTACTTAAAGTTTTTATTGGTATTAATAAACCTACAGATCGGGATTCATTTAAATATAAAAGAGTAGAAGTACCAGGAACTTTGTTATATGATCTTTTTAGAGAGTATTATACACTACAACAGAGAAATATATTTTTAAAGATTGATAAAGAATTTTATTATAAAGAAGGAATTTATCAAGAAAATTTTGAAAGTTTAATTAGAAATAATTATTCTGATTTTTTTAGTACTAGAATTGTTGAAGAAGGTTTCAAAAAAGCATTTAAAGGCAATTGGGGTTCTGAAACACATACTAAACGATTAGGTGTAGTTCAAGATGTAAATCGTTTATCTTTTAATTCATATCTTTCAATAATGAGAAAAATTAATTTACCTCTTGATTCAAGTGCTAAAGTTGTTGGTCCTAGATTATTACATTCATCTCAATGGGGTATAATAGATCCAGTTGATACTCCTGATGGTGGTAATATTGGACTTCATAAACATATGAGTATTTTATCAAAAATAACAAAAAATTGTTCTCAATATGGTATTACAAAATGGTTACAGTTAAATACTTCTATTGAACTTATTAATGAATGTAGCTTTTCTTATCTTGGTGATAAAACAAAAATATTTGTGAATGGTTCTTGGATTGGTATTGTTAGTAATCCTATAGAAACTTATAGTAAATTAATATTTAGTAGAAGAAATGCTATAATTCCAATATACACTAGTATTACTTGGAATATTAAATCGCAAACTATTAATATTTTTACTGATTCAGGCCGTATGTGTCATCCAGTATATTACATTAATAATGGTAATCCTAGTATTAATAATGAAAAAATACTTGAATTTATATATAGTAATAAATTTACTTGGAATGAATTGATTAGTGGGTTTAATAAAAAAATTGAACAATTTAATATCAATGATTGTGCTACCTATCTTAATTATAAAGATTTATATCCAAGTATATCTAGTGATGATTTTGGTAAATTATCTGCTATTATTGAATATATAGATACATCTGAAGAAGAATCTGCATTAATATGTATTAATCAAAATGAACTTGGTAAACGCCCTTATACACATATGGAAATACATCCATCTTTAATATTAGGTGTTATGGGAAATCAAATTGTGTTTCCTGAAAATAATCCATTACCGCGTGATCTTTTTTCTTGTGGTCAAAGCAAACAGGCGGTTTCTCTCTATCATACAAATTATAATTCTAGATTTGATAAAACATCATTAGTATTAACTTATGGCCAAATTCCGTTAGTTAAAAGTAGATATCTTAAATATATCAATAATGAAGAACAGCCATATGGAATTAATGTAATTGTAGCTATTGCTTGTTATGGAGGTTATAATGTTGAAGATTCTATACTTTTTAATAAAGCTTCTATTGATCGTGGATTATTTAGAAATACATATTATAATACATATGAAGCACGTGAAGATAGTTCAAAAGTTGGTAATTCCCAAATTGATTCTAGATTTGCTAATATTGAAATGACTAATGTTATAGGTTTAAAACCAGGTTATGATTATTCTGATTTAGATGAAGATGGTCTTATTAAAACTAATACAATGATTGATGAGAAAAAAGTTATGATAGGTAAAGTATTAACTAACATTTCCAATCCAGAAGTATCTCTTGATTCTTCAGTTTTTCCAAAAAAAGGTCAAATGGGATTTGTTGATAAAACCTATATTACAGAAGGTGAAGAAGGTTTTCGCTTAGCAAAAGTACGGGTTCGCGATGAAAGAATTCCCGCAATTGGTGATAAGTTTTGTAGTAGATGTGGTCAAAAAGGAACTATTGGTTTAGTTATTGATGAGAGAAATATGCCTTTTACTGAAGATGGAATACGTCCAGATATTATTATTAATCCACACGCATTACCTAGTAGAATGACTATTGGTCAATTATTAGAAACTGTTATGGGTAAAGCCAGTACAGAATATGGTACATTTGCTGAGTGTACTGCATTTAATAATACAGGATCAAAATATTCGGCTTTTGGAAAATTACTATCTAATGCTGGATTTAATTCATCTGCTAATGAAATATTATATAATGGAGAAACTGGTGAACAGATGAGAATGAATATATTTATTGGACCAACTTATTATATGAGATTAAAACATATAGTAAAAGATAAAATTAATTATCGTGCAAAAGGTCCCCGAACTGTTTTAACAAGACAAACTGTACAAGGTAGAGCAAATGATGGTGGTCTTCGTGTAGGTGAGCAAGAGAGAGATGCTATTGTTGCCCACGGATTAGCCTATTTCTTAAAAGAATCTATGCTTGTTAGAGGCGATGAATATTTAATGGCAGTTTGTAATTTAACTGGAATGGTAGCGATATATAATGCTAGTCTTAATTTATTTATTAGTCCATTTGCTGATGGACCTGTTAAATTTGTGGGTGAATTAACTGATAATCAGAAAATCGATAAAATTACAAAATATGGTAGAAATTTTAGTCTTGTAAGAATTCCATATGCCTTTAAATTATTAATACAAGAATTAGCTACACTTAATATTAATATGAGAATTATTACTGATAAAAATATTGATCAATTATCTAGTATGAATCCCTCTAATAAAATAAGTAATCTTGATGATATTGATCAAGAAGCAATATTAAAAGCTCAAACAACTGCTACAAAAAAGTCTACTACTAAAAAATCGGCTACTAAATTATTACCATCAATTCCATCTATTTCAGTTGAAGAGTCACAAGAATTATCTGATAAAAGTCTTGGTAAAACTATTGCAGAAAATATAGTAGATGTTGAAAAACTTAAAAAACAAGAAAGTCAAGATACATTAGATAGAGAAGAATTATTAAAAGCATTAGAACAAGTAAGTAGTCCAAAATTAAACATAGGTGATAGTGCAACATTTCAGCCTGATCAGTTACCAGAAGCGACTATTCCTGATATAAATAGTGTACCTTTAATTGGTAAAAAATCTATTAATACTAGTAAGGTTGATGATCCTGAACAATCTTATCAATCTGATTTAGAAAAGTCTAAAATTGTAGATGATCAACCAATTGTTACTACTGCAATAGATGATCCTGAAACTCCAGATGAATTAGAAGCTGATAATTTAAAATTATTAACTGATATAAATCAAGAAGATGATGAAGGACAAGAGAGTGAAGCTGCAAAAGAAAAAACTGTTGCAATTAATTAAATAAATTATCTCGTTTTAATATAATGGATAATCTATTTATTTTTGGTATTATATTATTAATAGTTCTATTTTTAGCAATAATTTTTTTTATTCATAGACAAAACCATACTATTCATAAAATTAAACCTACTATTATTACTCCATCATATTGGATAACTCCCACTGGTCGTTCTTGGTATCCTCCCTCTAATAGATATCCTTATCTATATAGTTCCCCAACAGTATACCAATCAAATTCTTCAACATATTATAAAGAACCATCATCGTCACCTAAGCCGCCTTCTGCTAGATATGTTAAATCAATTAACTTTTCAAAAATACCTAAGCAACCAAAATCAATTGATATTGAACAATTTTTATAAAATTATTTTTATTATATTATTACTATTTTCTATACTAATAATATAATGAAAAATACTAATGTTTTATTGATGTTTGTTATTTTAGCAATAATATTTGCTGCTTTATGGGTTGGAACATCTAGTCAATCTACTAGTTCTGATGATTCAGGCAGCTATTATAGTCCACCTGCTAGTCAAGTTTATGTAAATGAAAGTAGTGGAGGAGGTGGAGCATATCCTATACCTATACCTATACCAATTCCTCAGCCTCAACCTCAGCCTCAACCTCAGCCTCAACCTCATCAACATAATTTAGGACCAGGTGGTCAACAATGGCCTAACTTAGGACCAGGTGGTCAACACCAACCTATACATACTCATTTTATTCACAAATAATATAAATATAATATATAATTATGTTAGTATTATGTATTATATTATCTATTATTATTATAATTAATTTATATATATCAATAAGTAATAGAGAATATTATCAACAAGTTCCATTAAAACAATATCAAGAAGAAAAAGGTATAAATATATTTAGTGATAGTAACTCTCCACAAGACACTTATCAAAAATTTAATACATATTTAAGTCTATCTTTAGAAAATGTAAATAAAGCTCAAAGTATGTTAGGAATACATTAATAATAAATTTCAAATTAATGATAAAAATTGAAATTTATTTAAATATAATTTCTATTTATTAATACAAATGAGTGAAAACCATAATATTATATCTGTTTTTAAATCACGAAATAATATTTTAGACATATTACAAACTAGGGGTTATAATATTGATAGTTATACTGGATTTAGTGTAAATGAAATTAGTTCGTTAGTATCTAATAATTTATTAGATATGTTAGTAACTAATGATACTACTAATAAAAAAATATATATTAAATATTTTAATTTAGATAAATCTATTAGACCAAATAATGTTCATGAAATAGTTGATTCACTTTTTAATATTGAGCAAGTATTATCTACTGAAGATGAATTAATTATTATTATTAAAGATGAACCTAATGAAACATTACAAAAATTGCAAACATCTATTTATACACACGATAATATATTTGTTAATCTAATTAATATTGATAGACTTAAATTTAATATATTAAATCATAATTTAGTACCTAAACATAGAGTATTAACTAGCGAAGAAAAAGAGTTAGTTAAAAAACAATATAATATTGAAAATGATAGCGAATTTCCTACAATATCTAGGTTTGATCCTGTTTCTCAAGTATTAGGTATTAGACCAAAAGAGTTATTTGAAATCGAACGCGCTAGTAAAACTGCAATTAAAACAAAATTTTACAGAATTTGTTCTACTTAAATATATAATAATGTCTTTTAATGAACCGTCTAAGTATTCTGACTCTTTTAGTCAATTATATTTAATGTTTGACACTGCAATTACAAAATTACCAAATAATTTTATAAAACATAAGCTTGGTCAAAGTAATAATTATACAAATACTGTAAATAATATTAATAATATTAGAGCAGATATTTTTACTGAACAACAAGAATTATTTAGTAGTAGTGAATCTATAAAACGAGAGATTGAAAAATATAATTTTCTTATTAAAACTGTTGAAAAAGAGAACACACAATTAACAAATACTTTAAAACAGTTTAAAAATACTGGTTTGGCTGCCGAAGGTGAACTTAAGATGCAAGAGACTATATATCGGGAATTAATAACACGTAATATAATATTATTAATAATTATTCTAAAAGTTATATCAGGACAAATTATCAAATTAGTAAAAAAAATTTAATTAAATAAAATTAATATTTCTATCACTTTAGGATGGATATTTCCAAACATTTTCTATAACTATTGTATAGAAGATGTCTTGTATAAATGAAAAATCTAATGTTACAGAACAAGCTAATTTATGGAATCACAAAAAACAAAAAATGATTAAAGCCGAATCTAGTAAAAATGCCGGACTACAACAAAATAATGGTCTTTGGGCGTCCGAAGGTTTTGTCGGAGGTGTTTCACAAGTTCCTATTGATAGAGCTTTAGAAGGAAGAAGTGACATTCCATTTCCATCTCCACCAACAGAAATTAAAATAGATGTACCTTCTTCTCTTAAACAAAATACTAATGTAGCAAAACTTGAACAACAATTCAATAGATTATTGGCGCAATACACAACACAGTATCAATTAATGGCGAAAGAATTAATGTCTAATAATAATTTATCTGTATTGCAGAAATATGCTAACCATAATGTTAAATACAATAATAATTACTATCATGTTAATGAATTTGGGTTTGCCCAAGGATATGATAATGATGCATGGGCAAATCGGTCTGTATCATGTTCCCAGGATCCTATTGAAATAACTAGTGATGAATTTAGCAAATTATTAGGAGGACCTAATATGGGAAAAGGCCAAGCTTGTAATGTTGCTGGCTTTAATGTTGAAAATGCTGAAAATGGAGAAGCATCATGGGTTGATATTAAAGGTGTTAGACATGTATATCCTAAAGATGTATGGGATAAGCGAAATCCATCTTGTACAATGACACCTAGAGCATTAGATGCAACTGAGTATAATGCTATAGTAAAAGGTAATGAGATGACAGAATCTTCTTTTTGTGAAAGATTAAATGTTGATCCTAAAATACTTCAAAATTTAGCAAATTTAAATAGACAATTATTAAATTTAGGAACACAATTATTAGAAGAAACCCATAAATTAAGTTCTAAGGATGCTACTGTAAATACAGGCATTAAAACATTACAACAAACTATTAATAGTAAACTTAAACAACTACAACATGTTGACCAAAGCTTTAATAGTAGTATTAAGTTAGGTAATGCAGGAAGTGGTGTTATGATTGGTGGTGATGCTCTTAATCGTTCAATTGAAGCTAGTACACGTGATAGTGAATTAATTTTACGAATGAATTATTTAAAATATATTGGTGGGCTACTTTTAGTCATATTTTTAGTAATATTTGTATTTGCTAGTTTTTCATCTGATAGACAAAGTGTAGTATCAGTAATTATACTATTTCTAGTAGTAGTAGCAGTCTTATATAATTTCTGGAATTATATTTATCTTAAATTTTTTTAGACTTAATAAAATAAATCTACAGGTATAATATATATGAGTTCCAGTGATTATAATAATCTTCTTGGTAAAATTCAGAATTTACAAAGTGTACAAAAAAGATTACATGCTGAGTTAAATAGTTTACCACCTAATAGTAATTTTGAAAGACAACAATTATTAATAACACAGATTGATAATATTAATTCACAAAAAATTGCACTGTTTAAGAATCTCTATTCATTAAATCATGTTCTTCAAGATGAATATAATGCTTCTGCATCTGATTTACAAGCTAGAACTGAAATGTTGCAAATGGTTGATGAACAGCTTAAAGCTACTCAACAAAGATTACGAGAACAAAGAAATCAAAATATTAATAATCTTAGAATGACACAAATAAATAATTATTATAGTGGATATTATGCTATATATTTAAAAGTATTTAGATATATTATCTATACTAGTGTTTTTATAGTTATTATTGTATTTTTAAGACAAAGATATATTCTTAGTGCTGGCGCAACAAATGGTTTAGCATTTATAATTATTGCTATTGGTGGATTTTTTATATTTTCTACACTATTTGATCTAAGTAATAGAAATAATATGGTTATTTCTGAATATGATTTCCCTGCTGAACCTGATACTAAGCCAGAACATGCAAATGGAGATAGTGATAGTGGAATGGGTGTATCTGGTGCTTGGGTTAATGATTTAAATAGATGGAAAAAAGATATGCAACTTTTAGCCGAAGGAGAATGTTTAGGACCAGCTTGTTGTGTTGGCGATGGTCTTACATTTGATAAAAAGAAAATGATATGTAAATTAGATCCTGGTAAAGCGACTAAAAAAGAAGGCTTTACTAGTGGTGCAAATCTTTCACCTGCAAATATAGATGATGCTAATGTAGCATTAATTACTCCAAGTAATAATAATTATTATACTAATAATTAAGATGTTATAATATTATATAATATGCATATTATATAATATGACTGAATTTACAACATCACAAACTGCTCAGCAACTTGCACTAAATAATGAATTATTTGTTAAACAATTAGATGCTGCCTTAATGAATGCACATTTACCACCTAATACATTGAGAGAAATGATACTTGAGGTTAATAAGTCTCTAGAATGTGATCAAGCCTGTCAAGAACAGAGACGTATTGATAAATTAAAAACAGATTGGACAAATGCTAAAAATGTTGCAATTAAAAGTGAACAAAATCGTGAACAAGCTCGAGCTAAATATTTTCACGCAACTAAAGGTGTAGATTATTATGAAGAAAATATTCTTACACCTGAGTTTCAAAAAGAAATTAATAAACAAGTTAATAATTATAAACAAGAATTAGCTAAATTAAAAGTAACCAATTCTGCAACTCTTGATGCATATAGTGCCTCATATATTGCTTTAAAAAGAATAAAAGAATTATATAAAATTACTTTAAAAGAAAATAAAGATTTAAAACAACAACTTGATAATAAAAAAAAATTTGTAAATACTGGAGAGAGAAGGGTTTGGTATGAGTTTCAATCAATTGATCGTCAAGAATTTTATAGTAAGATTCTTACTATTGTATATTATGTTTTTGTAAGTATATTTGCTATTACACAACTTTTATATAAAAATGCTTTAAAAAGTTTAGGTTTTTGGGCTAAATTAGTTGGACTAATTATTTTACCCTATTTTATATTATATGGTGTTAAACTAATTTACAAATTACTTTTTTATTTAAAAATGGTTTCATAATTAAGGGGAAAATCTCTTAAATCTAAGTCATGTCTAGTCCTGCATGCATAAGCACACTTTTAAATAATAAAAAAATATATTTTTTATTATTTATTTTAAGGGGTTTCCCTTGATTAATCTTCATCACTTTCATCCTCATCATAATTAATTGCTACATTTGCCCAACCTGCTTTATATTTACCATATTTTTTATCCATATGGTCATATAATTCTCTAGCTTTTGGAACGCCTTTACCATAATTTATAGTATACCATTGTCTAAATTCTTCTACTAATTCTGTTTTCTTAATTCCCTTACAACCAGGTACTTTTTTGATTTTGTCTTTACAAAATTCTGCTAGATAATCTTGGCCTTCGCGATATTGTTCGCTACTAGCTAATACTAAATCGCAATCAGTTACTGAACCCATTTTTTCAAATGTAATATTTACCAACATACTTGCTAGAACTGGTGCCCAAGTATTAAATTTTTCATCAATATGTTTATCCATTTCATACTGATAAGGATAGTCTTCTTTTGGAAATTTTAGTTCATCACCATATGGATTTTCTAAAAATTTTGACATAAAATCACATACTCTAATGCGTCGCCAAGTACCATCATCATTACTCTTTATATCTAATAGCGTATTTGTACAAACAACTAATTTAAATTGAGGAATAAATGTTACTGATTCTTTAAATAGTGCACGGCCTTGGATTGGATCTCCACCTGTAATTTCCTTCATAATACCTTCATTAATTTTCTCTCCTTTACTAGGTTCTTGCATCACTGCATATCTTACCCCCATTAATTGAACTATTTCAGATGAAGTGCTACCAATCTGATTGCGTTTTTGTGTTAGTAAAGTAATTGGAACTGTAGCTTTATAATCTCCTAATGTTTTACTCATTAAGTCTACTAATTTTGATTTTCCATTTCTACCAGAACCAGTATACATATTAAATGTTTGATTATCATTATTACCAATTAGAGTACTTGCTAGATGTTGCCACATATATTTTTTTAAACTTTCATCTGGAAATAGTTGATCTATAAATGTATTTATATTATTTTCTGTTTCACTACCTTTAATCTCTTTATATGGAATAAAATCTATATTTGTACACTTTGAAATATAATCATCTGGTTGACCATTCCGCCAGGTTTTTTCTTTAAAATCTACTACATAATTATTAAAACATAATAGATATGGGTTTTGATCTAATTTATTCACAAAATCTCTATCATAAAATAACTCTTTTGCTTCACGCATTATATTATTTTTCCAAGTTGTTTTTTTAAGAAATATACAAAGGTCTGCTAATTTATTTGATCTCTTACGTAATACTTCATAATTATCTTCTGTTTGATCCATTTTTTGTAATTGTTCCATTGAATCTTGAGTCTTTTTCATATAAATATCATACATACATTTTGAGATTGCTAATCTGAGTGAATTACCTGAATCAATTTCATACCATCTATTTCCGTGATATTCATACCAAACACTTTTTTGAATACTTACACATACAAATTCATCTTTTCGCATTTGATATAATACTTGAGCAAAATCAAATTCTGTTGCATTTTGAATTGTTAGATCTATATAATGACTTACTGTTTCTTCTCTCACCTTTTTATATTGAATATTATTATCATTTTTTGCCCAATACATAATAGATCTAGCTGTTAGTCCATCTGGATTATCATAATCAAATTTATTCCACATATCAACTAATTTTGCAATATCATTAAAATGGAATTCTTTTGATTGACTTGAAAATTTTAACCAACAAGGTAATAACTTTGTACTTGTATTTTTTAAAGCCCAACCTACTCTAATCCATCTATCATATGATCCTGGGCCCCAATATTTTTCTGGAAGAATCATAACAAATTGATAGGTTTCTTTTAATTCGTAATCATTAGGTCTCTCTTCGATTTTTTCTAACATTTCATTTACTAAATTATCTAATTTTTGAGTATTTGTTATATCATTTAAATCAATGCCTTTTGATTGTTTGATAGTAATTTTACTAGACATTCGCCGTTGCTTCTTATTAATATTTAATTTATATTCTTCAATTTTATCTTTTATTTTATCTTGAAAATCTACTTCTGGATGTTTTGTATATCGTACTGATAATTTTGGTAAATATTTTTTTGTATTAAATTTTTCTATATCATTTATTTGCCATATCCACTTTCTATCCTCACTACTCCATTCTAATTCATAATGATATTTAACAAAATATGCTTTATGATCAGGTTTTTTTGACCCATATAATTGCCAAGGTACATGAGCCCGTGTTACTGCTTCATCGATTAAATCTTCTTCTGAATTAGTTAGTGGTAAGTGTTGCCAGAGATTTTTTATCTCTTTTATTACTTCTTCTCGGATTAAAATATGGCCTGCTCTATGCATTGATATACCAAATAAAATATGTATACCATCTTTTGTTTTATCTTTTAATCTATTTACTTCTTGTTTTTCCATTACAAAAACTTCGATTTTATGTTTATTATTAATAACACAAATATTACTAATTGTAGTAGCATACAGATGTACTAAGTCTCTGATATCATCTTCGTCATGTTGACGTTCTGCAACACTTGGGTCATATCTCATATCTATATCTATAGCTAATGGAGCTTTTTCTATTAATTGTTTTTCAGTTAAGTGCTCGTTATTACCATCTATAAAAACATGTTTATAATAATTTTTTAAAAATTCATCTTGATTTTTTATTGAATATGTTCCACCACTAATTTTAAATTTTTGATTAGGCATTCGGGTATGCGTATATTCATCACCTTTTTCACACATATTTCGTTTTAAATATTCATCAAATAACATTGGAACATTAGACATATTAACTGTAATAATATTCTACAATATTTTTATGTCAATTTTTTTGTTTTAATTTAAAAATATATTATTATTGTAACATATATGTCTTACCATACTATTAGTAATGAAACTAAAATTCGTTTAATAAAAGATATTAAACAAGTTATTAAAGGAGATATTTCTAAAGATGGTATTTACTATATTCATGATGAAACTGACATATTAACTGGTTATGCATTAATTATTGGTCCACCTGATACTCCTTATGAATATGGTAATTTTTTATTTAAATTTAAATTTCCTACTGATTATCCATATTCTCCCCCTCATGTATCATATTTAACAAATGATGGTAAAACTCGTTTTCATCCAAATCTATATAAAAATGAAAAAGTATGTTTATCAGTACTTAATACGTGGAGAGGAGAAAGCTGGACTAGTTGTTTAAATATTAAAAGTATATTATTAATTTTACAGAGTATATTAGATAATAAACCGTTATGTCATGAACCAGGCATTACTGAAAAACATCTTGATTTACAAAAATATAATGATATAATTAAATATAGAACAGTTGAGGTTGCTATTGCTAGAACTCTTAACAAAGATATATATCCTGAAATAACTGAAATGTTTTGGCACGAAATATGTGAAAATTTTATTAATAATTATGAAAAAATTATTAGAAGTTTACCAACTGATTATCCAAATGAATTACATACGACTGTTTATAGTATGTCAGCTAAATTAAATTATAGTATCAAAAAAGAGTCTCTAAAAAAAATTTTTAAAAAATATAAAAAATAATTTATATAATCTATTTAAACTTTAATTTATTAAATATATTATGATTAATAATAGTGTTAATGGACTTATTGAATCATTTAAAATGATGTATTTTATGAATATTAAAGATATGTCTATATTTCAAAATATATTAAGTATAATTATTATAACTCTATTTTCAGTAGTTATATATAATGAAAATTTAAATGATAATGTTGATAAATATGTTCAAAAAGTTATAGAATATTTTACAAATAAGAAATGTAAAACTATTATTTTAGAAGGTAAATCATCTTTTTGTGTAACAAATTATTCATCTAAAACAGATAATATATTTAGTGATAGATTTCAGGCATTTTGGGATTATATATCAAAAAATAATTTTGATAATAATTCTATTAATACTATTAAAGAATATCCTGAAAGTCATTGGTCTGATGGTGACTATATAAATGAAAAACGTGATAATGATGAATGTTTAGAAATAATGAAATCAAAAAATCAATTTATTGTAAATCAAACTACTCCGTTTCTAGTACAACCTAATATATATTGTAAGGTATCTACTAGTAAAAGTAATAATGATGATAAAACAAAAGTAGAAGTTGAAAATATTAAGATTGAAATTTATTCATATTATTATTCGCACGATTATTTGACTAATTTTTTAGATAATATTAATATAGAATATAAAAAAAGTATTAATAAAGCTAGAAATAATAAAAAATTTATATATACATTAACTGGTAATAAATCATCTGGAGATAATGAATATAATAGACATAGTAATAGAAATATTACTAGTATTTGGAATGAATGTGAATTTAAAAGTTCACGAACATTTAATAATTTATTTTTTGAAAATAAAAAAATGTTATTAAATAAATTAAATTTTTTTATAAATAATAAAGATTGGTATGATTATGAAGGTCATCCGTGGACTTTTGGTATTGGATTACATGGGCCTCCTGGTACTGGTAAAACTAGTATAATAAAATCTATTGCAAACAAACTTAATCGGCATATAATTGTAATTCCATTAAGTAAAATTAAAACACAATCTCAATTTAATGAATATTTTTTTGAAGAATATTATTCAAATAAAAACTATAAAACGATAGATTTTTCTCAAAAAATTATAGTTTTTGAAGATATTGATTGTATGAGTGAAATTGTTAAAAAACGTAAAATTGTTTCAGATAATGAAAGTGATGATGGTAATGCTGATAATTTAAAAGAGATTAAAGATAATGATATAGACAAAAAATTAAATATACAAAATAAATTACTTAATAAAATAGCAAAAAAAGTAGATGATGAACATAATGATGCGGCATTTTTTAATGTAGTAAAAGATAATAGTGATGATATTACATTATCATATATTTTAAATATAATTGATGGTATTAGAGAGACCCCAGGTAGAATTATGATAATAACAAGTAATAATTATGACAGTTTAGATCCAGCATTAGTTCGTCCTGGAAGAATTGATTTAACTCTAGAAATGAGAAATACAACTATAGATATTATTAGAGAAATGTATTCGCATTATTATAAAGATATATTACCAGAAAATATTATTGCTTGTTTAAAAGATTATGTTTTATCGCCTGCAAAAATTGTTAATTTAAGATTACAAAATAGTGAAAAAGAGGATTTTATTAAAGCATTAATTAATGAATTTAAAAATAATTAAATGCAAAATTGATATTTAAAAATATTAAATTATTATATATCAATATGAAATTTTGCAAAGAGTGTGATAATATGTTATATATACGTTTATTAAAAGAAGATTCTAATAAATTAATATATTACTGTAGAAATTGTGGTAATTCTTATGATGAAATTAATGAAAATAATGTTTGTGTTTTAAATACTGATATTGCTAGTAAAGAAAAAGCATATTTACAAGATATTAATGAATATACTAAATTAGATCCTACATTGCCTAGGACATTAAATATTAAGTGTCCTAATCAATCTTGTCCTAGTAATGAAAAATCTGATTTAGGTGAACAATCTAAAAATGAAGTTATTTATCTTCGTTATGACGATGTAAATCTTAATTATGTATATATTTGTACTCAATGTGATACTGTTTGGAAAACAAATGAGCAATAAATTATTTAGATATATAATATATATCTATTAGAATAACTAATAATATTAAAGGCCATTTGTATAATGTGCCTGATATTTTTAAAATTTTATTAAATATTACATTTTGTATATCAACAAATGGACTTTTTTCGTCTATACCACAAATCTTATTATATTTAATTTGAGCAATGCATCTTCCTTTAAATGCTAGCCATCCTCCAAGAGTTGCTAATAGTATAAATAAGTGAATTTTGTGATATCCAAATAGTAAACTTCCTAATATTAGATATGTAGAAAATGCTATATGTGATACTCCAAACAGAGATGTATATATAGTAGGATTTTTACAAACAGGTTCAATATTTTGCTCAATTATACTAGATAATAATACTAAATATGCAAAAAACCATAATTTCCACGATTGTTTTTTTATATTAAGTGAATATATAAGTAAACTAGTTAAAATAACTGAATTTATAATTAATGTATTTTTTAATATATTTTGCATTTAAATTATTATAATATAAAAAAATACTTAAAAACAATATAATTATTTATATTGACAGCGGGGTGGCGCAGCGGTTTAGCGTGTCGGGCTCATAACCCGAAGGTCGGAGGTTCGAATCCTCTCCCCGCTATTTATAATATTAATCTTATTATTGATTAGTAGTAAGATTAATATATTTACTGAACGATTTTACCTTCTATAACTTCAGTTGTAGGAACAACTGAATATCTTTTATCGCGTTTATTACAACACAATAGACTACTAAAACAACCTATAGTAAATATTATTAATAGATAATTAAAATTTATACTGTCTAAAATATTAGTATACATATTTTCAGTTAATACAACTATTCGATCATCTACACGATCATTATTTAATATAAATAAATCCATCGATTCCATTATATTAATTTCTAATATTTTTTTATATTATTATTTTATTAAATTGAAAATTATATTATTTATATATTTTATTTATAAAATGACTGGGTTTCTTAGTACTCTAGAATTTTTACAGAAAAACAAAATCTTTCTACACGCGAATGCTTTATGGAAATATAATAGTAAACTAGGTGTATCTAATATTATCTGGCCACAGGGTAATATTAAAAATCAGAGTTGGTATAATAATAAAAAAAATATGTTAATTAAAACTCATTATAATTATAGAACTCGAAATAAAAAGTAATCTACTTATTTAATATTGCATTTAAATATTTTTTAGTCTGTTCAACACTATCTACACGTCTTGAAACAATATATTCATTATTAAGTAATTTATAATCATTACCATCTTCCAAATATTTGTCACCAAAATAATATATAATTGAATAATTAGATATATTTAAATGTTGAATAATTTGTTCTTTATCATATTCTTTTGGATATATACCAATTCCAACACTGCCACCATATGTAACTGTTATATAATCTTTTATTCCTAATTCTTTTGCTTTTTCAATTAACATATTTAATAATTTCTCTCTATAACTATGAACTTTATCTAATTCTAAAAAATATTTTCTTTCATCTTGATTAGCTGACATACCAATAAGAGATATATATATAATGCCATTTCTTAAATCAATAAAATTTCCTGTAATAGTATAATCTACGTTTGAAATAAAATTCATTGCTAGTTTTACTAATTTATTTATATTATTATATTGGTGATGTTTTCGAATATTTTTACAATATATTTCTTTTAATTCTAAATTATTTAAATCAATATTTAAATTATAAACACAACCACATTCACTAAAATAATGTCTAAAAAAAACTTTATTATCTAATTGTTCAAGTATTTTTTCTAATTTACCACCACCAACTATACCTAATTCATAACCAGCATTATGCATTTGAATTAATAAATTTACCATGTCATCTTGTATTTTTTCACCAGATTCAATTAATGTTCCATCTACATCAAAAAGTAATAATTTTTTTAACATAAGTTATAATTATAGTTATTAGTAACTTATTTTTAAATATTATAATAAATAAAATTATATTTTTTATTTATTATAATTTAATATCGACACCGACGAGATTCGAACTCGCGATCCCAGAGGGAAATGGATTAGCAGTCCATCGCCTTAACCACTCGGCCACGGTGTCATTATATGGAGATGCCGGGTTTCGATCCCGGTACCTCTCGCATGCAAAGCGAGCGATCTACCAATTGATCTACATCCCCCTATTGTGAACGACATCGACGAGATTCGAACTCGCGAGGGCTATGCCCAATGGATTTCAAGTCCATCCCCTTAACCACTCGGGCACGATGTCATTAATATTATATACATAGTGTTTATTTAAATACTTTTTATAATTTATTTATAATTAATGTAATACAAAATAAAAGTAAAAAGCAAATTTCTGATTTATAATATATTATATCACTATTTTGATATGACTCTAATATTGAACTTGCAAAATTTGGATTATATATTAATGCTATTATATGTGCCATTATTTTAGAATATTTTTTGGGATTTAATAAAGGAACTATTACACTCACTAATTCACTAGCTGCTACTGCTAATATAGGATTTTCTGGATACATAAGACTTGCTGCTAATGCACGATTTGTTCTAACTAAGGGTATTAAATACATATTTAATATCCTTAAACTTATAATTTTATATTTTATTATTATTTAATTTATTATAATCATAATAAATACCTAAACTTACTAAACCTATTATTATTACTTTATTTATTAAAGTCACTATATTAATTTTTTTTTGTTCAACTATTATTCCAATTATTAAACTTATATAAGAGATTATAAATAATATTTGAAAAATAACTATATATTCTTTATATACTAAATGAATTAAATGGGCTAATATTAGTAATATTGATCCTATTATAATTAATATATGTTTTGATTCATAACTTATAAATTTATCAAAATAATTTTTCATATATATATTTAAATTATTTAAAAAATTGAATTATTTAAAGTCTATTCTTATTATAAGAATAGATGAGTGATATTGAAGATTATGAAAGTGAACTTGAAGGTCAAGATAGTGATAATGATTTAGATAAAGAAGAAAAAGAATCTAATACTTTAATTAAAAAACAACCACCACCTAAATTAAAATCTGAATTACCTAATTCAGATGATGATGATGAGGGCGACGATGATATTGAATCTGATGTTATTGACAGTGAAAATGATTTAGATGAAGAACCAGATGAATTGCAAGAAACATACGAACAGCCTAATATAGCTAATACTGATATTATTGGTACAAATACATTAAGTCCTATCAATTCTGATGTTGAAAGTGATGATGAAGAATACTTACAAAAATTTGATACATCTAATATATTTGATAATATTAATAAATATCACCCTGAATGCTTTACTGCAAATTCTGATGAAATTGAAGCTTTATCACAAGTAATTAGAGAAGGTAATGTAATTATTGATAATAATCATAAAACTAATCCTATTTTAACAAAATATGAAATGACTAAAATTTTAGGTCAACGAACTAAACAATTAAATTCTGGATGTAAACCATATATTGATGTTCCTAATAATATTATTGATTCATATTTAATCGCACAAATGGAATTAAAAGCAAAAAAAATTCCTGTTATTATTCGTAGACCAATTTCTAATCAAAAATCTGAGTATTGGAAATTAGAGGATTTAGAACAAATCTATTAAATTATATTAACTATCACTATCTTCATAAGTGAGGTTATTTAACTGATTTATAAAATTATTAAATTTTATAATAATTAATGATATTTCAGATACCATATTAGAATCATTACTATATGTTTTTTTTAAATTTTCCAATCCTTTTATAGCATTTTTTATTATAGGTATAATAGTATCATTATAATCATTTAAATTTCCTTTAACTAATAGTTCAATATATTTTTCTAAACGATTTGTAAAGTCTTTTAGATAATCTATTATATCATTTCTATTATATCCATTATAATATCTAGTTACTGATGAAATATAACTTGATTTATCTACTATTAATTTAATATTATTATTAATAGTAGTCAGTCCTAATTTATCATTTTCTTCTAATTGAGATAATATATTTAAATTTAAATAATAAAAATCATTTGTATCCATTTTATATTTATAAAATATAATAATTTTATATCTTTATTATATTATATGTCATATAATATAATATTAGAAAATGCATTGCAAAATATTTTAAGAACTAATTGTGGTAATAAAGATAGCATACAAAAAGACATAATAAATTATAGAAAAAGTACAGAATATCAAAATTTACAAATAATTCAAAAAGCATTTTTAATAGTAGAGTTAGATAAACTAAAAAAAGTTGACTTATCTTATCTATATAAACAATATGTAAAAGATCTGCCTCTTTATACTACTTTTAATATATTAATTAAAAATGATACTTAAAGAAAATTTTTTTTTTTTCTTGTTTTTAATTCTCTCTCAAAATTTTTAAAAAATCAATGTCCATTTTTAAAATTTCAAAATAAGAATTAAAAAAAAATTCAAAAAAAAAAAAAAAAATGAGTTTAGACCATAATGCTCTAAAATTGAAAAATAACCAAAATATTTTGTGATTGTATTTTTTTTTTATTTTTTTTCAAAAAATATTTAGGGGTTTTTTTTGTTGTATAATTATACAACAATTACAATGTTTTTACCCCAAAAAACCCCTAAATTTTTTGAATGTAAAAGTTGTGACTTTATTACAAGCAACTTAAAAGATTATAACAGACACCTATCGACACGAAAACACGAAAATACAACAAAATACAACAAATTTAACCCCAAAAACCCCAAACTGTTTACGTGTGATTGTGGTAAATCCTACCCATATAGAGGGTCACTGTATAATCATCGAAAAAATTGTAAAAATTTAGAAAAAAAATTAACAGATAATGAAGAAAGTACATATAAAGAATTACTTCTCTCAATAGTTAAAGAAAATAAAGAATTTTGTAATAATATAATTGCAAAACAGAATGAATTAAAAACTGAGATAATGAATAATAAGATTGAAAGTCAAATTATTGGAAATAATAATATAATTACAAAAAATAAATTAAATATAAATATATTTTTAAATGAACAATGTAAAGATGCAATCTCCATGAATGAATTTATTGATAAAATAAAAGTATCAGTAGATAATCTTTTAGTAACTAGAGATAAAGGTATTAGTGAAGGAGTATCTAATATATTCATAGAAAATATGAACAGATTAGCTTTACACGAACGTCCAATGCATTGTACCGATACAAAACGAGAAACAGTATATATTAAATTAGATGAAGAAGGTGAAGCGTCTGGATGGAAATTAGATAGAGAAAATCGAGAATTAAAAGAGGCATTACAAAAAGTTAGTAAGGTACAACAAAAAAGTTTGGAAAAATGGACAAAAGAAAATCCAAATTGGGAAAAAGACCAAAAATTACAAGAAGAATATATGAAACTAGTAAAAAATTGTACCGATGATATTGAACAACATAAAAGATCTGATAAAATAGTTAAACGATTATGTAATAATGTATCTATTAATGATATTGTAAATGATTAATAATATTGTAAATGATTAATAATATATTATATATTAACAATAGTTTCATTTTTAATATTTACTTTATCACCTAATATATTAAATCTTCTACTTTTTTGTTTTCTGAATAATAAAAGTTTACTATTTTTTGATCTAATCATTTTTATTAATATTCTATTTAAAATCATTTTTAATGAACTATTTTTTTTTGTTTCAGGTATTGTAATAGATAAAGGAGAAGGACTTTTTAAACATTTCGGACTTAATTGTAATAAGTCTTTTAATTTCTCAAATGAAGAATTTGGTTTAATATTCATAAATATTTTTTCATCATGACTATATACATTATATAATCTTAGTGTTTTACATAATATATCAAAATCATTATTTTCATCATCATAATAATTAATAAACATGACATTATTTAAATACATTTGAATAACACCATCAGTATTAAGAAATATCTCTTCCATTTTTTTTTCCATTATAACTGGTATAATTTTTTTTTGTTTAAAAAGACAAAAATTCCATTCTTTATAGCAATTATCATTTGGAGAATTATCATATACAGAATTATTTATTTTATTACAATATTTTTCAGTTAAACAAACTAGTACTACCTGAGAATTAGTTATACCTTTCATTATAGAATTATCTATATTTCCAAGTAAATCATTTTCATCTAACCATACACTATACCCTTTTTTTTGTAATAATTTAGATAAATTTTTGACTCTAGTATGATTATTACGATTATTATCATCTGTACCCCACGCATGTGATAAAAAAATATCTTTATTAATCATATTTAATATTATGACTAATACTTTATACATTTTATATAGTATATTTAATATTTACAAATTAATTTATTAACAATATTAAACCAATCACTATAAGTATCTGTAATATTACGATCTTTATTTCCATCTAAAATGTAAATATTATCTATATTATTAAGCCAATCCTCATGATATTTGTTACATTCTTGTAAATATTCTAATGGAATAGATTCACCAATTCTAGCTCTCTTATTTACTCTCTCTAATGCCTTAGTTGCATCAGTTTTAATATAAATATAATAGAAATTATTAAATTCTTCAATAAATTCATCAAACCATTTTGTATATATTTCATAATTAATTTTTTCTATTTTACCCGAATCATATAACATTTTTGCAAATACATTTCTATCAGTATTAACACAACGTTCTGTAAATATATAATCATATCCTTCTTTTACAGCTTTACGTAATAGTGATAGCCTTGAAATATAAGCCATCATTTGAAATGAAAATGCATATTTTTCTTGATCTTTATAGAAACATTCAATTATATTTTCACCAGCATTATTTTTAATAGTTTCCCAAATACTTACTGGTTCTTGTAAAAAGTAAATTTTTTTATTAAACTCATTAGGTTTACTATAATATTCTTGTAAGGCTTTCACAAAAGTAGATTTACCCGAACCAATATTTCCTTCAACTGAAATAATAATTGTCATTATGCTAATATAATTTTTAATTTTAATATTTTTTCAATTTTAATATTATAAAAATTATATTATATTACTTTGTGCAAGTCCTAATATAACTGCACCTATTACAGTTAGAGAAAGTCCAAAATATCCATATTTTGTTAATCCTTCATTAAAAAATAGTATTCCAATAATAGGAATAAAAATTGTAGTACCTGTATCCCAAAATACTTCTATTAATGCTATATTACCATAGTAATATGCAATATATAATAAAACTACACATAATCCATATATAAACCAAGTAATTAATGGCAACCATAAATATTTATAAGTACTAGTTTTATTATCTCTATTTAAAAGATAAAATTTTCTTAGTAGTGATTGACCAGTTAATTCTAATACTGTTAATAGAGTAGCTAATAAAATAATAATTACTATATTTTTAACACTAACTACACCATATTTACTAATTTTTTCTTGTTTAGTTACTATATTCATATTTTTTACAGTTGAACTCATTTTATATAATATAATATAATATAATTTAAAAACTATGTATATATATTAATAAATATGAGTGATTTATCTGAAAAACCTCCTGTAAATGATAAGACCAATTCACAGCAAATTGATCTACTTTCAATTGATATTAAAGATGAAAATACTGCATTAAATGTTTTAGTTGGATATTTAGGATTAGCTCAAAGAAGAGGTGCATTTGCGATTAACGAATCATCTAAAATCTATGATGCAATTAAAATGTTTAAAGGAGCACCTCCATCGCAATAGTTAATTATAATAATTTATTATAATTAATTATAATTATAAATTATAATGAAGGAACTTGAGTCATACTATGTTGTGCGAATGGTGTAAGTCCAATTGGGCTTGATATTTCTAATTGAGCAGCTGCTCGTCTGGCTGCAGCTTGTTCGCTGGGTGCATCAACTTGTATAGAAGAAGATGTTGGTGCTGGTCGTGGTGGTGCTGCTGCTGGTGCTGCTGCTGGTCGTGGTGGTGGTGCTGCGGTCGGTGCTGCTGCTGGTGGTGCCGCGGTCGGTGGTGCTGCGGTCGGCGCTGCTGCGGTCGGCGCTGCTGCTGGTGCTGCTGCTGGTCCTTGTGGTGGTCCTTGTGGTGGTCCTTGTGGTGGTTTATTTACTACAGCTACATTTTGACCAGTTTGTCCTTCTATTGATGAAAGTTGTAATGGTCTAGGCATTGTATTGCCTACTAGATCCGCGAAATATGATTCAGGACTAATACCTTCTTGTGGTAACTTAGCAAATTCTGTATTTGCTGGTAAAATGAATCCTATAGTATATTGTTTAGGATATATATTTGATGGTGGTTTTAATTTAGATATATTTTCTTCGAGTGGCATAGCTTTTAGATCTGCTAAGGTTTTATTAGCATCACTAAGAGCTTTTTCTATATCGCTCACCGTTTTTTCTGCAGCAGTAACTAATCTTGTTCTTTGATCATTAGTAAGTCCTTTGACAACGGTTACACCTGGAGTGCTGGAAGGTTCTCTTGGTCTTGTTTCAGTTATATTACCAGTTATATTACTAGTTCTGTCTCCTGGTTGTTCTACTGGTAATGTTGTTGTAGCTTGTGCTCGTACAGCGGATGTTGCAGCTGCAGCAGGTCTTTCTGATGTTGGTTGTTGAGTGGGGCCAAAGAGAGGTGGTATAAATGAATCCTCTCTTAATGCCGTTGCAGCTGCGGCAGGTCTTTCTGATGTTGGTTGAGGTGGTCGAGCTGATGGTGCAGGTTGTACTGGTGCAGCTACAGCTGTTACTGGTCGTTCTCCTGCTGGTGCAGGTTGTACTGGTGCAGCTACAGCTGTTACTACTGGTCGTTCTCCTGCTGTTGCAGCTTGTGCTGGTGCAGCTACAGCTGTTACTACTGGTCGTTCTCCTGCTGTTGCAGCTTGTGCTGGTGCAGCTACAGCTGTTACTACTGGTCGTTCTCCTGGTGATGCAGCAATTGTTTCAACATTCTGTACTAACTCAGGCCAAACTAGTTCATCAGCAGATTCATCTAGTGATTGTTCTCTTTCTGCCTGTGCAGCAGCTCTTTCTACTGCTGTTAGCTGATCTGGTGCACTAATTGTTTCAAAATGAACCCGTGTGTGAGGTTGTTTAATTCTTTTAAAACGTTGTACTAATGCATCATCTGCAGCAGCAGCAGGTTCAACTTGTCTAGCAGCAGCAGGTTCAACTTGTCTAGCAGCAGCAGCTTCATCTAGTGCACTAGATAATTTATCTATAGGATTAGGTGTACCACCAATCAATTGTTTATGTTTTTGTGTTATATTTTTATGTTTTTTAATTTTTTTATTTTTTTGCGATTTATGTTTTGGTACTTTAAGAGCATTTTTTTTCCTAAATGTACTCTTTATATTACGTTTAGAGTTATGTTTAGAATTATGTGACTTATTTTTTAATAATTTAGGTATATTAGAATTATTCATATATATTAAATTAATATAAATTATTAATAATTAGATTTTATTTGAATAATATTAATAATATATATATAATGAATTGTACTCCTACAGGACCTATAAATATAGAACATTTGGGAAAAGATAAAATGAATAATTGTTTTAAAAAATGTCATCTTCAGTATGATTTTAAAAAAACAGAGGTAAAAGGATCAAATAAAGGTACATACATTTCAATAAAACTATCGAATAATGATGTGGGCGTGAGATTTTCTTCAACAAACACACCATTATGTCAAAATGGGGGTGAAAGTAGTTTAGTAGTTCAGGAAATTAGAATATATAGAGATTCGCTACATACATATACTAGTAAAAAAGTTAAAGCTAATGCAGAATTAATTATATTATTAAGTAATTCAACTGGTGGAAAAAATGCAGTAATATGTATTCCAATTTCTACAGTGAATGGAACTTTACCAAGTGCAACAGGACAACTTACAAATATAGTAAGATATATTAGCAAAGTAGGAAATAATCAAGGTGAGGGTGGTCTAGTAAGAGGATTAAATTTTAGTCTAAATAATTTTATTCCTAAAAATAAAGGATTTTATCATTATGTTGCATCATTACCATGGGATCCGTGTGATAAATGTACTGATTATATAGTATATAATTTATCAGATGCATCTATTAATCTAGATAATATGACAATGGGTATACTTAATAAAATAATAAGCAAAAATAATATAGTTAATACAGGAGGAGATATAGATACAAATAAACTAGGTTATTCATATAATAAAAGAGGTGCAATATTTGGATTTGGAAATAATGATAATATATGGATAAGTTGTCATCCGACAGGACAAGAAGGTGAAATTTTAGTAGACGAGAGTAAAAGTGGTGTACTTAGCAATAATGGTTTTGGAATGTTTTCAGGAATGGATCAAGATACATATGAGAAATGGAGAGATATTTTAATAATAATAATATCAGTATGTTTAGTAGTAGGATTAATGTTATTTTTTATTTATGCATTGCCAGGTATAATTGATGGTGGTGCAAAAGAAAGAGTAGTTAATAGTGCAAGTAGATTTAGTTCTAGAGTAAAACAAGGTTTTCAAAATATAACTAATGTTAAAAGTGATTCTTAAATAATATGTGTAAATATTATATGAAGAACTATATAATATTTATTTTAACAGTTTTAATATTAATATATTGTACAACTACTAATAATTATGTAGAAAATTTTGATAATGTTCAAAATATATCAGGTAGATGGAATAGTAAAGATTTAAGATCAGGGCCAATTACTCTAAAACAAAATGGTAATATAATAACAGCATCTTATCCAATGGTAGGAAATGCTGTAGGAATAGTATTAGATGATAAAATATTTTGGAAAATAGAAGATAATGGTAAAGAGATTAGTGGTAAATTAATAAAAGACCAAAAAAATAATAATATAATACGTATTATTTGGGATAATAATGTAGTTTGGAATAGAGAAGACATACCAGTAAAATTAAATAATATAGAACAACCTTTTATAAAAATACCAAATATGGAAGGTAAATGGTATGGTATAGATATGAAATCAGGTCCAGTAATATTTCGACAAGATGGTAATACAATATATATTAATAGTAAAGATTTAGGATCAATGAAAGCATTAGTAATAAATAATAAAATTATTTTAAATAATAAAAATAATAAAGTATTTGGTACAATTAATATAGTAAATGATAAAGTAGAAAGTATTAAATGGGAAAATAATATAGTTTGGAAAAAATTAATGCCAGCAGTAAGTATTGGTGGTGTGTGGAAAGGTACTGGATTAAATAATGGTCCAATAAATATAATACAATATGGTAATATTGTAATAGCACAATATCCAGGTTATGGTATGTTTGAAGGTAAAATTATAAATAATTTAATTAGTGGTAAGTGGTCAACAAATGAAATTATAATAAATGGTACATTAATAAAAAATAATAATAAAATAGATACAATTAAGTGGGGAGAAAATATAATATGGAATAAAATATCAGAAAATAAATTAGATAATTTAGTAGATAATAAATATAATAGATATAAAAATTATATAGATGCAGAGATAGATGAGATAGATGATGAGTGTGTATTTGGTCGTATACCCCAACACTTAGTTAGTTAATATTTATATTAACAGTGATTATAAATATTAAATTTAATTTTGAGGAGAGAGACCGAGCATTTTTCCGATAGGTGAATTACCCATTTTATTAATCATACCATTTGCACTATCAATAATAGGTTGCATACCTTGCATTGCTTCCATTAATTGTTTTTGTTGTTTTAGTAATTCTGCAGTATCAAGTTTTTGTGTGCCATTACCTCCAAGTAATTGTTGAAGATTATTTTGTACATCTTTCATAGCATTACTATGTTTTTGTGATTTTTGACTAATATTAATAGTTTCTTCATCATCTTCATCAAAATTTTTGAAACCAGATTTAGTAGGTTGTGGTGATGGTGCGGGTGGTGGGGCAGGTGGAGAATGTGTTTTAGATTTTACTTTAGGAGTAGAAGGATCACGAATATCAACAACAGCAGTTTCAGTTAGGTCAATTGCATCATCATCGGTCATACCTACACATTTTTTACTTCTCATATCACAATGCATACCATTTTTACAATCTTTATCAGCAGTACAACTTTCATCATCAGTATCAGCATCAGCATCAACATCAGCATCTTTTTTATTATTTGGTTTACTGTTGTCTAAACCTTCTTTAACTCCTAAATTACTAAGAAATCCTAAAGATACAAGTAAATTTGTAATAAGTATTGTACCAGCTAATATAATAACCATATTTTTAGTAAAATGACTAGTTATTAGTGCAACAATAGAAAAAATAATGATACCACCTAAATAATTGTATTGTAAATAAGTTAGTAAATTAATAACAGCTATTCCTAATAATAAATATAAGGCGATTTCATTATGTGTAAATTGATTAAAAAACTTTTTTAATGTAGAAGATTTCATTATATACTAAATATTAGATAAAAATATTTGGTATTTAAAAAATAACTAACAAAGGCATTTTTCTAGATCTTTTTTTCTTTGTTGGGCTTCGCCTTTTTGATTTATAACCACCATTCATTCTGTATTTATATTTTTTTCGAGTGTTATTATGTTTAGTTTTTTTTTTAATTATAGTCATTTATATATTAATACTTAGATTTTAATATATAAAATTATTTAGATATTTATCTACGTTTACTTTTTAACCCTGCGAGTTTTGCGTTTTTTTCCACCCTTAGCAGATTTTTTCTTTTGAGCTTTAGTTGCTTTTTTTAGAGTTTTTTTAGCCTGTCGTTTTGCTCCAGTTGTTGATGTACCAACATTACGTGACTGAATTTTTTTAGCAATCTCTTTTTTCTTACTTTGTCTAGATAAAATAGCTTTCGCTTTAGCCTCTGTCATACCTGGTTTAGCCATTAAGGCTTGCATACCTTTTTGTTGAGCAGGCATAGCAGCTGATTGTGTAGCTAATGCAGATTTTAGACTAGATGGTGTACCTGATGGTACTGTAGATTTTTTTTTAGATTTTAGACTCTTAAGTTTTTGAGCAGCTTGTCTTTTACGTACAACACTTTGTAATTTTGTAGCAGCAACATTTTGTTTAAGTGGAACATTAACAACAGTATTAGTAGATGGTGACGATGCTAAAGTACAACTACAATTCCATTTATTACCACCTTTTTTTTTACGTGTATAACGTCTAGATGCCATATATAATAAAACGAGATAATTATTTTATTACATATTGTTTATATCTTGATTATGTTTTAAATTGATCAAGTTCTTGTTTTAATCTAAGAATGTCATTATCAATATTATTTTTTTGTTCAAAAGATAAATTTTGTGAATCTTTAATTTGTTCTAAATATTTAATAATATTGTTTAACATATTAATTTGTTCAACTTGTTGTTGATTAATATTTGAAAAATAATTTTTGTATAAAGAGAGAAGTTCATTATCTTGTTGCGTAGTTAAAAGATTTTCATATGTAGATGCTAATTTTTTTTTAATTTCATCTATCTGGCTGTTTATTTTTTTTGTATGATAATCACTTGTAGATACAGTTGAATTCATATTAAAATATAATAATATATTTTTTATATGAATTATTAAAAGATATTAAAATCTATAGTATATATTATTTAGAATGAAAGATAATGATAACGAGCCAATGTTAATACAAGACGATAGTCGCTTTGTAATGTTTCCAATACAAGACCAAGATATATGGGAAATGTATAAAAAAGCGGAGGATTGTTTTTGGAGAGCACAAGAAGTTGATTTATCAAAAGATTTATCACACTGGTTATCATTAACAAATGATGAAAGATATTTTATTTCTATGGTATTAGCATTTTTTGCGGCAAGCGATGGTATAGTATTAGAGAATTTAGGATTAAGATTTATGACAGAAGTGCAAATTGCAGAGGCAAAAGCATTTTATGGATTTCAAATAGCAATGGAAAATATACATTCTATAATGTATAGTCAATTAATAGAAACATATATAAGTGATAGTAATGAAAAATCTAAGTTGTTTAATGCTTTAGAAAACTTTTCTTGTATAAAGAAAAAGGCAGATTGGGCATTAAAATGGATAGGAGACAAAGAGTCTAATTTTGCAACACGTTTAGTAGCATTTGCTTGTGTAGAAGGTATATTTTTTTCAGGAGCATTTTGTGCAATATTTTGGATGAAAAAACGAGGATTAATGCCTGGATTAACATTTTCAAATGAATTAATTTCAAGAGATGAGGCATTGCATACAGAATTTGCGGTATTATTATATAATAAATTAGAAAATAGATTAGAAAATAAAAAAATAGAAGAAATCATAAAAAATGCAGTAGAAATAGAGAAAGAGTTTATTTGTGAAGCATTGCCGTGTAATTTAATAGGTATGAATAGTAAATTAATGTCACAATATATTGAGTTTGTAGCAGATAGATTAGCAGTTCAATTAGGAAACAATAAAATATATAATTCTAGTAATCCATTTGATTTTATGGAAATGATAAGTATAGAAGGTAAAACAAATTTTTTTGAAAGAAGAGTAGGTGAGTATGCAATGGCAAAAAAAGATAATGATGGTGGAAATGATGCATTTGATTTTGATGATAATGGATTTTAAATATTATAATTATTTATGAAGAGTAAAAATAAAGAAACAATAACAGATCAAGGAATGCATGATATAATAAGATTAGATTTAACAATTGAGATAAATGAATTTAGTAAGCATGTTCAAAATAAGATAGAAAGACTAGATGAAAGAATGCGTTTTGTAAATTATAAATTTGAAGATGTAAGATTTTGGTTTAGAAGATATAGTATATCGATAATATATCTAGCTACATTTTTAACATTAATAGAAGCATTAATGAATAGTTTTAATTTAGAAACAATAGAAAATAATATATTAAAAAATTTTTTAAAATTTTCACCATTATTATTAAGTAGTCTAGTATCATTAATTGCAGCAATAATAAAATTTAATAAATATGAAGAAAAGATAGAAGATATAACAAGAGCAACAGAAAAATGTATAATAACAATTGCAAAATTAAAAGAAGTAAAAGAAGAATTATATTTTTGTAAAACAGTAGATAGTTTTAATAAAATAAATGATAGATTTACGAGAGATATATACACAGAATACTTAGAAAGTAATACTAATATAGAAAGACAATTACTTGATACCGATTATGCAAAATATATGAAACGTATAGCACATAATGATATTGAGCGAGCAAAAATATTATTAAAAAGAAATTATGAATTAGATGAATTAAGTCAAACTCCACTTACTAAAATTAGTTTAAATCCATTAAGGCCAAGTTATAAGCAAATATCTCTAAATGATGATGATAGTAGTAATAATACAGATGATGCTATTAAAAATGAGACTATGATTAATAAAAAAAGGTTATGTATTTCAGCAATACATAATTCAATGGAAAGACCAATTCCATATAGAGGAAGTAGTCCTCCTCCATCTAGGTCAAATATATCAAATAAAAAAATGACGCCAAAAGTTTGTATTAAATGTAATAGAAACTATTTATATGATATAAATAGTCTAAATCAACGTTGTCCATATTGTAAAACAGCACAAGAAAATATAAAATATAAAAATTATATTAGTATTAATCAATTAGATATAGAAAAAAATATTGATCACAAAGATATAGAGAAATGTGTAAATTGTATTCAAAAAAGTTGGCGCAATTATAAAATAAAAAAAAATCCTCGTAATTTTTAAATAAGTATAATATGTTATATTATTATACTTATTTAAATGTGTGGTATAACAATTTTTCTCTCTAAAAATAATTCTGATATAATTAGAAATATTTTAGATAGTTTGTATAATATACAAAATAGAGGTTATGATTCAATAGGAATATCATATTTCAGTGATAATTTAGAAGAATGGTGTATTGAAAAATATGCGTCAACAAATAGTAAAGATGGTATAAAACAGTTAGAAGAAAAAATCTTAAATATAAAAAGTAGTATAGCGGTTGGTCATACAAGATGGGCTACACATGGGGCAAGAAGTGATATAAATGCCCATCCACATATATCTATGAATAAAAAAATAATTGTGGTACATAATGGTATAATTACAAATTTTAATATATTAAAAAATATGTTAATTAGTAAAGGATATAAATTTATATCAGAAACAGATACTGAGGTAATATCTAATTTATTAGAAGATGAATTAACATTAACAAAAAATATATATAAAGCAATAATTAATGTAAATAAAAAATTAGAAGGTACTTGGGCATTAGGTATTATAAATACTAGAGAACGAGATAAAATATATATTACAAGACATGGTTCTCCATTGTTAATAGGAGAGAATAGTAAAGAAGTTATATGTTGTTCAGAAATAGCAGGATTTATTGGACAAATAAATAATTATATAGTTTTAGATAATGATGATATTGTGATAGTTGATAAAAATGGATATTATACAGAGAGAGAATATAATATAAATAAAATAAATAATATAAGTTATGAAACAACACCTGATCCCTATAAACATTGGACACTTAAAGAAATATATGAACAACCAAATTCAATTAATAATGCATTAAATAATGGTGGAAGAATAAAAGATAATAATATACTTTTAGGTGGTTTAAAATATTTGCAAAATTATAAAAATAACATAGATAATATAATTGTATTAGGGTGTGGTACAAGTTACCACGCAGCTATGTTATTTAAATATTATATGGAAAATAATAAAAAATTTAATATAGTAACAGCATATGATGCTTCAGAATTTTCAGAATTAGATATACCAAATAAAGGAAAAACATTATTTATAGTTTGTAGTCAATCGGGTGAAACTCGTGATTTAATAAATATATTAGAAATTTGTAAAAAATATGATAGTATAACAATTGGTGTAATAAATGTAGTAGACTCAATGCTTGCTAAAATGGTTGATTGTGGTGTTTATTTAAATGCTGGATTGGAAAAAGCAGTTGCATCTACAAAATCATATACATCAATGTTAATAGTTCTCTCTTTAATTGCTATGTGGTTTAATCAAAATAATAATTTAATGATTAATAATTTAAGAAATATATCAACTATAGTATCAGATATATTAGAAAATAGTCATATAAAAAAAGATTGTTTAAATTTGGTAAATTTCACAAATAGAAATAAAATAGAAAATATGTTTATTTTAGGTTCAGGTAAATTATTTTCGGTAGCAAAAGAAGGTGCTCTTAAAATAAAAGAGATATCATATATACATGCAGAAGGATATTCAGCAGGGTCTTTAAAACATGGCCCCTTTGCATTATTAGATAATAAAACAGTGGTAATATTATTAATAGATGCAGCTAATATAGAGAAGCTTACATCAACATATCATGAAATAACTGCAAGAGAGACCAATTGTTTTGTAATAACAGATAGTGAAACAGATTTATTTAAAAATAAAATAGTAATTCCTAATATAAAATATTATAATGAAATATTATTTGTAATAATATTACAATATATAGCATATCATTTATCTATTTCAAGAGAGATAAATCCAGATAAACCAAGAAATCTGGCAAAAGTAGTTACGGTTGAATAGATATTGTGGAATAGATATAATTTTTAGTAGATTTATTTTTTTTATTTTTTAATTCTTCTAACATATTCCAAAAATCATAGAAATCTTTATTAGACCAAGTAATATTTTGTATTTTAAGTGTATCAATAAAAGTTTGTAATCGTAATAATTCTAATTTCATAGTTTTTAAAGGTTTAGATATAGTTTTAGATCTTTGTTTTGCTTTAATCCAAAAATCTAATGTGTATTGATTAATCCCCCATAAAATAAAATATGAGTCATCAATATTATTATAAAAATATTTATTAGTTTTAATTATATTAATAAGATAATTAATATTATCAAGTTTATAAAAGATTATAAAAAATATATCTAATGGGAGATCTAGTAACATATATAATAATAATATAAAAATATAAAATACTATATTATTTATATTTTTATATTAAAATAATCTCATACCAATCCCTCTAGAACGGTTAAGTTGAGAAGCGATTTTATCGTGTCTAGGTAAACCCCATTTAGTTAATTCATTTAAGCTATTTACTGCATCTTTAGGCATATATTTAGGATCAACAATAGGTCTAGCTTCTTTAGTTGGATCAAAATCATAGTAATTATCTTTTAATGGATTGATTCTGGTTGTAAAATGTGTAACATTAATCATATCTCTATCAAAGTTATAATTTAAATTTTTAATATCAGTAATACCTTCGGTATTTTTAAATCCAGCTCTAAAAATTTGTTCTTTACTAAGTGTACGATTAGCATCATTTTTAATATTAATAATTCGTGTATCACCAAATTTATAAAACTGTGATCTATCTATTTTAATTTTATATTGTTGTGCTCTTGTATGTATATCATTGTCTTCTTGTCCCCAAGCCCAATAACAAGGGTATCCGTTTAATTTTTCAAAATCTTCTCCATTAATAGAAACAATTCCACCTAGAGTCCAGTTAAACCCAAAAAAATGTTTTATATTACCCTTACTAGTTTCATAATTTAATAGATTTTTTTCACAAGGCATATTATCAATATCGTTAAAAACAAATGTAATATTTTTATAATGATTAGGGTATTTATTTTTCATAGCTAAAAATCCAATATTTTTCATAGCACCTCTATTAAATGGCAAACTATCTTTTTGGTGAACAAAATAAATTTCATAATCAGTTTCTGGAAAATCACTTAATATATATTTCATATAAACTTTAAAATGTACTAAATGCGGTGCTCTATTTCTATAAGGAACAATAAAAATAATTTTTGGAATATTATCATTAAAACTATTCATTAAATTATAATAATATAAATATTATTATAATTTATCCGTATTTAACTAATTTCTAAATTTTTGATTTCTTGTTTAGATAGTAATTTTTCATTAAAATTAACACATTCTATTGGTTGCCATTTTTTAAATTTTCTATTAAATAGACATTTCATATAAAGTATTTTTTTAATATTAACAAATTTATCTTCTGAAATATTTTCAAATTCATCTTCATTATCACTCATCTCAAGTAAATCTAAATTCCGATTTTCTTTAATTGTTCGAAATAATCGATTCATCATAACACTAGTTTTATAGTCAAATATACCAGCATATCCATAAAAATCATCTTTATTATTTCCTTTACAATATAAGGTATATATATCTTGTTCAATATTTGCTTTTATTTTAAAAATATTTTCAATATTATTATTATTATGTTTATTAAGTAATATTCCAGAAACATTAGTTTCATTATATTTTATAAATGCAATAGAATAAATAGGATAAGGTAAATTTTTTATATTAGATAATACATTATTTAAATTATTATTAGTATAAGGTAAACCAAATATTACAAAATTTCTATTATAAGCTTTTTGTTGTAAAAGATTACTAAATATATTATCTAGTATATTTAGTTTATAACTAAATGATTTTTCTTGTATATTTTCGCCTTTAAAATAATATATATTTTCACAAGTAATAAAATTTTGATTATTATATTTAAAATATGTTCCATAAATTATTGTTCCATATGATAAAATTTTATCATAACAAACTGTTATAGTTTCAACATTAATAATATTATTATATTTATTTAAATGTAGTAATAAACATATATTGCTATTATTATCATATGTAAACCAGGCTAATACTTTAATACCAACAGGAATTAGAGCAAATTGATCCGCATAAACTTTCTTATGTAAAATAGTATCATAAGAAAGTTTTATTTCTGGAAGACGATTAATATAGTAGTATTTATCTCGCATATAATATATATTGATTTTATATCTTTAATTTGTTTTCAATATTTATTTCTTCAGGCTTATCTAATTTCACTATATAATTTTTCACTAAAATTATTAGTAAAATTATTGCTACTATTTTGTTCTCGAAGTTCATTAAAAAAATTTTTTAATTCAGATTTCATATCACTTTCATTATTAGTTGTAGTATTTTTTTTATCAATAATTTCTTCTATACTAGTTGTACCAATTATATCTTTATTATTGATACTATTATTAGTATCATTTGTAATATTTTCTATATCTTTATAACGCATTAATGGTTCTTGAATTAAATCTTTTACTTTTGGTGTAGTTAGAGTATCTTTAAAAAAATTAAATAAATAATGTATTAAAATAATTAGTATTAAAGATGTAATAATCCATAAAGTAATATCATAAAACATTAATATATATAATTTTATATTGTTTAATATAATTTATAACGAGATTTATAAATTTAATATTTTATAAATTTAATATTTTATAAATTTTAAATTATTCCATTTTTGTTTAGAATTATTAGTTGTAACAGCTGCATATGCTGTTGCTTCTTTTTTATTACTAGTTCCAGATAGTCTAATATATAAAGAAATATATGCTCCTTCATAAATATTTATAGTAGGTTGGAGACTAAATTCTCCAGGAATAGCACTATTGTCAGATATAAATGTACTACATATAATATCTAATTTTGTTCTAGTTTTTAAATTATCAATGTTTAATAAATTAGTAAAATTTTTTCCATATAGATTAAAAATATTAGTAGCATATGCTAAATTTATATTATTTTTAAGTATATTATCTAACTCTTTAATTGATGTTGTTTTATTAAAATCTAAAATAACAATTCCTACATTATTAATAATATTAGATTTATCAAATGGTATAGGTATACCAATTTTAATAGTAGGTTTATCTAATACTTGTATTACATCAAAAAATAATTCATAATAAGATTGTGTTATTCTAGAAATATTAAAAGTATCAATTATATTATAACTTTTTGTATAATGTAATAGTTTATCATTACATATAGTATTACAAGGAGTTTTAATTATATTGTATATATTTTTAATGTCATATAGTAAATATAATAATCCATGTAAAATATTAGTTTTAAAAATTTTACGAGGCTTTGAATTTATAATAGATTCAAATAGTCTTATTAAAAGTAATCCTCCAATTTTACTATGATTAATATGTAATTCTAATATATTATTATTAATTTCTACTCTAATATCAGGGTGTTTATTATTTAAAATATCTTCTCCTGTATATGTTTGTAAATAATTATTATAATCAGATATAAGATTTAAAACATTTTTAAATCTATCAGACTTAATATTATCTTTTAGATTATCAAAAAATAATTTGTTTACTTTAAAACGAGCTATTAGTGTTTTATTATTATTGTGAGAGTGAATATGAAATTTATCTTCTAATGACATATAAATATAAGAATAGTAACATTTAAATTTATATTTAATAAATTATTTTAAGATATTTACTAATATCATTTATAATATTATTGTTTATAATATTATCATTACATTCAAAATATGTATCAATAATTTTATTTTTACTATATTGTACAATTAAAGCTAGTGTAGATTTTGTTGTTATTTTATATTTAATTTCATCAATATCAATAGTTTTATGTCTATAAGGAATAGTAGTAATATTTGAAACCATAGATATAGTACTTTTATCTATAAATAATGTTATTCCACTAACTGATATAGTTTCTATAGATTTATCTGTTATATTTAATCGACTAATATTATTATTATGTATTTTAAAAATACCATCATTTGAATAAATTATTTTAAAATTATTATTATATTTACAATAATTTTCGAGATTATTAATGTTAATATCTCGTTTAGGTATATATATTTTCATATTATAATTGTATAATATAAACTATTTAAACTAATTTTAATAAGTAATTCTAATATGGTAACATTTATTAAAATTGAAAAAGATGCTAAACAATATGAAGAAAAATTAGATAACATAGAAAATTTATACAAAAAGTGTGGTTTACGTAAAATAGAAGGATTTATAAATTTATATGAATATGATACTAGTGAAGGAAAAATCGAATTATGGGGTCGTAATAGTGGTAGATCTAATATTAAAAATAGTTATGTTTTTCCATTAGATCTAAATTTAGTATTATATGGAACAGTAGCTATATTACTAAAAAATGGTAATGATTATGTAAATTTAACAGAAAGTATGTTAGACAAATTATTAAAAAATAAAAAAGATACTGTAAAAGATACTGTAAAAGATAGTGTTATAAATAAAGTAGAATGTAGTGATGGTTTAGATAATAATGATAGTGATAGTGATAGTGATAGTGATAATAATAGTGATAGCGATGATAGTGATGAATCAGATCTAGATTCTGAATTAAAATTAGAAGATTATATATATTCAAGCGAAGAAGAAAATTAAAAATTAATAATATAAAAAAATTGAATTAGAATTATTATTATTATAATTAATAATAATGATAGTTGATAATCCAGAAATTTTTAGAACAAATGTAAAATTAGTTTTAAGTGATATTTTAGAAAAATCAACATATGGTGATAACTTAGAAAAAGGTATATATAATTTTACATTATTAGAATCTGATAAACGAAATATTGTAAAAAAATGGAATAATCTTTATTTTACCCAAATATATGTTGCAAAGTATAGAAGTATATATAATAATTTAAAAAATGGTGAGGTTAAAGAATTAATTACAAAAAAGATTGTTAAGCCACATAAATTAGCATTTATGAGTCATCAAGAAATGTTACCAGAAAAATGGAGTAAATTAATTGAAGATATTAAGATTAAAAATAATAATAAATATACACCAAAGTTAGAAGCATCTACATCAGATTTTGAGTGTATAAAATGTATGGATATTGAAAGAAAAAAAGCAAAACAAGAAAAACGAGAAATTGATAGTAGTGCTTTTACACAGTGTACATACTATCAGTTACAAACAAGAAGTGCAGATGAACCAATGACAACATTTGTTACCTGTATTAAATGTAATGCAAGATGGAAATGTTAATTCTTATTAATATTAAGAATAACTTTTTATTCAAGATTTATTAATTTTATTACACCATCATTTAATATAATATATGATTTATGTTGTACCCAATCTCCACTATTTCCATAAATAATTTTATTATTATTTACAAAATTTTCTATAATTTCAGGTTTATGTGTATGTCCCATAATAAATATATCTACATCTGTATTTTTTTCAATAATATTTTTAATATTAATTTTATTTCTTTGTTTTGTTCTGTGATTTTCATAATAGTAACTCATATTTAAATAAAAAAATCTTTCAATTAAATTAGCAATAACACATATAATATTCATAATATATTCCCATTTTATAATAAAATTATCATAATCATCTCCATGCTCAATACGAATTTTTTTACTATTATCTGTAAATTCGTAGGTTTTCAAAAATTTTATATTATTTGATTCAAGATTAATAAAATCTTGAAATGCTATATCGTGATTTCCGACTATATAAACAATAGGTACTTTTAAATTAAAAATATAATTAAATATATCTAAAGATTTTTTGGTAAATTTTGGAATTTTTATAAAATCAATAATATCTCCAGCTAAAATTAATTCATCATAACTTTCATTTTTTAAAATGCGTAATATATCATTTTCTTTTGAAAACATACTACCAATATGTAAATCTGAAATAATTAAACGTCTCATTATGTATATTTGTTTTATTTACTTTATCTTTATATAATTTATTTACAATATTTTAGTATATATATGAGATTTCTACATTGTATGTATGGTTTATTAAGTTCAACATTAGTTTTAAAAATTTCACCTTATCCTCTAATATTAGATACGTATTTTATTACTCCATTATTAAATTATTGTGAAAATGATAAATTTTAAATGATGGTGAAGGTGAAGGCGAAAATGAAAGTGAAGGTGAAGGCGATGGAGATGGTAAGTAATCTATAATAAAATTAGTATAAATTTTATTTTCAGTAAATTCAAGATCATCTATAATATCTTGAACATAAGATAGACTAGTAAAACATAATTGTGATAGAATAATAAATGTAAATAGTTTTTTCATTTATATAATCTAATAATATTCTATTTATATTATTATCAATTTTTATAAATAGTATATATAAATGCGATTTCTAAACTGTATGTGTGGATTAATAACCTGTAATATTATATCAAAGATTAATTATTATCCAGTAATTTTAAATACTAGATTTACACCACCACTATTTTCTCATAATGATTATGATAAATTTAATTATGGTAGCGAAGAGAGAAAGAGATTTAAAGATTTATCAAAAATTAGATATTTAGTTCAAGATCATCATTGTATTCCACGACAATTTAGAAATCACAAATTACTTAGAGAAATAGATTTTGATGTTAACTGTTCAAGAAATATTCTTATTATGCCTACTAGATTAGGAATAAAAGAATTAAATTTAGATCCAAATTGTCTAGTACACGAAGGAGGACATCCAAAATATAATAAATATGTTGGTTCACAATTAGAAATGATAAAAAATCAATATGATACTATAGATGAACAGAGATATCAAATTTGGTTATTTTTACACTATTTAAAAGATAATTTACACTATAAAAATGATATAATACCTTGGGAATAAATATAATTTATCTATATTTTAATATATCAATCTGTTTTGAAGTAGTAGAAAAATTATCATATCCATAAATATCTTGTAATAATAACCATTCAAAAATACCACCTAAATAGATAGCAACATTATCAAAACCTAATCCAATAAGTTGATTGTATTTAGTTATAACAGTATTATCATTATTGTTTTTGCCATAAACAATAATAAGAGTGTCTTTTTTATTTTTAAGACATCTATTAAGTATAGTAACTTCATCTTTAATATTAGTAGTTCCAGTAATTAAACAATCTTGTTCGTTTTCTGATAATGTGTTTATAATAATATCATTATTTTTAATAGCATTTTGAATTTTTTCAAAATTATATAAGTTTAATGATATCGTTGATATTTTATTACCCATTAAATTAGTATATTTACTTAATTTTATATTTAATATTTTATAATTAAATATAAAATTATTCAAGTTCAATGTTTTCTGTTTCTAATTCATCAATATACCGTTTATCATCATCATCAACTATTTCTGAAATAACTATATTACTACATTCATTATTTATAAAATTTAGAATTTTATCAGCAACATAATCTCTATATTTTTTTCTAATCTCTTTAACATTATTGTTTTTAATAAATTTCCAATCTTTAAAATCCATTTTATCACCTTGCGCTGTTTCCCAAAAACCTAGATTTTTTGCAACATCTGCCCATACATCATCTAATAAATCAGGGTGGCCCACATTTGCTACTACTTCACTATAGACAACTCCATTAATTTCTGGATCCTGCCATTCAGGAAGAGTTTTAACCCCTTCATATAATTTTTCAGCTTTAAAAATCATTACAGGAAAATTAACATTAATATTTACACGGTCAACATCAATTTGACTAAATGTACCAATATTTACTTGTGGTAAACAGATTGGGTCAACTAAAATAGCTTTATTAATTTTATCAGATTCTAATACTTCTGGATTAAATGATGAATGTGATATATAAGAAACTTGATTTACATTTAATGTATTTGCAATATCATTGATATCTCGTTTAGTTAGAGGAGAGAAATCAGTAATAGTAACAACTGTAACATTTTGTTTTAATTTATTAACTAAATCATTATATAAAAATCGTGGCATTGTGTTAAATAATCCAGAAGAAAAAATAACAGGAGGACCGGTTCCTACAAGTGATAGATCTTTACCAGAGCTTAATTTGATAGAAGGATTAAACAGCTGAAATCCTAAAACAATAAAATTAACAATACTAAACATTATATTAATAGTACAACAAAATAATTTTAAATTATTTTACAAAATTATAAATTAATTATTTTTATCAATATCACTATCATCGTCAGATAAATATGTTATAAAAGTTTCATTTGAATTAGTTCTCTCTATTATTCGCATTTCAAATCCTGTACAAAAATATTTATAATATAGGTATTTGATATAATCCATAAACATATATATTTTATTACATTAAAATATATATTTCAATTTTAATTAAACACAACTGTAATTTCAATTTCTTCACGTTTAACTGTTTTAGTAGCAGATATTGATAACTCTTCTCTCTTTTTTCTAGTTTTACCTCCTTGCATATTAGTTTTTTTCTTAGCACTACTATTTCTAACATTCATATCTGATTCAATTTCGGCATAATTATCTTCTATATATTTAACTACATCATTTTGTATAGCCCATTTAAAAAAATTTAATTGACCAATAGTAGTTTGTATGTATTTATTATCTTGATATGGAACAGTAATTCTCTCCCACCTGCAAAATGGATCAAAACGTTTTTTTGAATATGCTTTAAGATTCAGTTTATAATCATTATAAACCTTAAACCTATTTTCTTTTGAATTTAAACTATATATAGTATAGTGTTTTTTAGCATAATTAGTTGCAAACCAGTCAACAATTCGTAACGATATTCTAGAATCACCATTAATTATGCTAAGCATTTTATTCATATTACTATAGTTATCACCTTTATAATATTCAAGAAGTCGGTTTAATAATAAATCATTTTGTTTAATATAAGTCATTATTAATTTAGTAATTAAGTCTTCTCTTTTAAATCATTATTTATCTAATTAAAATAGCAAATAAATAGTAAATTATAATATATACAGTAAATGAAATGTGTTGAATATAATAATATTAAATTTTATATAGGTCAAAATGCTCAAGAAAATTTTGATTTATTAGATAGTAGTAAAATAATTAATAGTGATTATATTTGGTTTCATTTAAATAGTTTTGCATCCCCATATGTAATAATGTATAGTACAATAGAAGAGATAAAAAATAAATCAGAAAATAATATTGATGATTTTTTAACTTTTGGAGCAAATTTATGTAAAGAAAATAGCAAATATAAATATTTAAAAGATTTAAAAATTGTCTATACTATATTAAAACAATTAACAAAAACAGATAAAATAGGTGAAGTAATAATAAGTGGTAAAAAAAGATATATTAAAATATAATTTTAATATTCGCAAAAAGAGTTTTTTGGTATTAAAAATTTTTCTTGATCATTAATAACATCTGTAAAGTTTTTAGATAAAAATGGATTTTGACAAGTTTGTACAATCATAGGACGTTCATCAATAAATTGTTTATATTTTTCTGGATTTATTTTATCGCCTCTTCTGGTTGTTTCACTTCTTAATGGTATATTGTTAATTATTTCATTTTTATCATTTAGTATAGGTTTATCTTCTCGTTTAGTCTTAACAAATTTCTCTCCACTAGTCCAAATTATAACACTCATTAATAAGTATATATAAATAAATTAAAATATATTAAACATATTAAATTAAATTAATTTAATATGTTTAACCAAAATATAGATAATATTAAATTACATTTAGATAAGAGGGTAGAAATCCTAAATTTACTCTCTCAGTTAACAAACTGTACTACAATAGATAAAGAAAGATTTGATAATATAGTTTATAGTTTAAAAGATAATCATAATATATATATTTATATAAAAAATAATAGAGTAGTTGGTATAATAACTCTATTAATAGAACAAAAACTAATACATAATGGGGCTTGTGTAGCACATATTGAAGATTTAGTAGTTGACAAAGAATATTCTGGTCAAGGTATTGCTAGAGAATTAATTAATTATTGTCTTAGCAAATTATCAAGTGATCGTCATTATAAAGTTATTTTAAATTGCACTGAAGAATTAAAAAAATTTTATGAAAAGTTTGGTTTTACACAAAAAAATATACAAATGGCAAAATATTATGTTTAATATATAATATAACTAGAATATATATGAATAATAAAACTAGAAAAATATATAGAGGAGGTAATTGTCAAAATGCTGGGCCTGATGGAATAAGTGGTTGTAGAGACTGTTGTGGTACAACAAATAAAATATGTATAGATAATTGTATGAATACACCATATAAACCACAAAGTGCAGGAGGTTATATGGGTGGTCCAATGAGAGAAAAAATTATTAAAATAGAAAAATCAAAAACACAAAATAAAAAGTATACAGCAAAAGTAAAAAATATTAAAACAGGTAAAACTAGAAAAATAAATTTTGGGCAATTAGGCTATCAACAATTTAAAGATAGAACACCATTAAAACTTTATAAAAAATTAGATCATTCTGATAAACGCCGACAAGAGAGATATTATAGTAGATTTAGTAGAGGAATAAAAAATCGTAAAAAAGCTATTGAGTATGAAGAGAGAAAAAGTAGAGGTTATTATAGTCCTAAAATATTAAGTCATATATATTTGTGGTAATTTAACCATATGCAACTTGTAATGGTGGAATATAAATATAATCAAATGTTGGAATATATTGAACTAGTGGTAAAGATATTATATCTGGAACTTTACTAATTGTTACCTGTTGTTTTTGTACTAATGTACAATATACTCGTTTAAATACTCGCATTTTAATTATACTTTAAAATATAAATTATAATCAATTATATTTTAAAAATAAAATAATAATTTATTATCATGAAACTATTATTAGTTTTATTAAGTATTATAAATTTAAATAGAGATGATTGTGTAATGTTTAGAGGCGGTGGATTTTCGGGATTTTGGTATTTTTATAATAAAACTGATAATATTACAAATTCAGATAAAATATATTGCTATTCATCTGGATGTCTAGCTGTTATAGCAAGTATTCCTCCAAACAATAAACAATATATATATGATACAGTATTAGAAATGAAACATTTTTATAAAAATAAGACAGGAAAAATTTATGAAATAAGAGAGAAATTTATAGACAATATTATAAATATACCAATTACTGATTATAATATAAATATAATAACATCAACTTATACTGGTAAATGTATAATAGAAAAACCAGATACAATAGATAAATTAAGACAATTACTACTAGATACTACTAATATACCTATAATAACAAGTAAATTAGGATATACAAATATAGATGGCATATTTTGTAGACTAAGTCATCCAATGTGTAAAACCACTTATTCTATTCCAAAAACATTTCGATTTATTATTAATATATTTAATCCATTTTTAACTATAGATGATGTAAACTATTTTAGCGAATGGAATAATTAATTACTCTTTAACAATTTTTAATTGTTTTGTAAATAAAAATTTATCTTTGTTTTGACATCTTCTTTGCAAATTACATTTTAGACAAGCAATTATAACATTACTATTAGAATGATTTATACTATTATCAATTCTATCTAATGTCCATTGTTCCATGTCTCGAACTTTGTTGTAAAATAGTAATACATTTTGTTTGCAATAATAACATTTTAATTTACTTGCTACAAGTTTTTCAATAGTCTCTTCTCTGGTGATATTATTACCATCATATTTATTCTTATTAATATCTTGTGTTTTATAACTACTTATTTTTTTATCAATTTCTCTCAATAACTCTGTACGATATTCAATATTATCTTCTTCCAAATAAAGCTGATTTATTAATTTTTTTTGAATATTATAGTCAAAAAATCTAGATGATATATTTTTCATACACTCACGCAATGCTACAATATTTTTATTGTTGGGATCATTTGCTTTATCTATTTTATCTTTTTGTCTTTTACCTAGTATTTCAATACTCTTCATTATATCTTAATAGTATATAATATTATGATATATAACTTATAAAGATGTAAAAACAATTTCTGGAGGATTCCAATATTTTGGAAACATTAGTCTTTTTTTTTTATTTATTCTAGGAGGCCATTCTCTAATAAACCAATTTAAATAATTTTTATATATATTATAATTATTATCGTATTCATATAGTAATATGTATTGTTCAACATTTTGTAATATTAAAAACCAATATTCTGTAGGTTTATGGTCAATACCATTTAAATTATCTATATGAGTTTTAATTAATACATTACCAGTTTTAACAATTGATTTGATGTAATCAATATCCATATAATAATTATATAATTATTATATTTAAAATAGGTTAAACTTATCATTATATTATATAATATAATGAGCGAAGAATGTCAAGAACTTAGAAATATTAAATACAAGACAATGCTTTTAAATAGTAATAATAAAAAAACACTAAATTCGGTAATTAAAGATGTTGCAAACTTAGATTTAATATTAGATACTGAAAATGAGAAAAGTAAACGTGAATCTTGGAATAGATTAGATAAATCTGCAAAAATGAATAAAATAAATGAATATATAAAAAAAATAGCACCTACACATAAATTAACTAATGAAGAAATAGATTCTTTAAAAACATATTTAAGTCAAAATTTAGATAAAAAGGCTTTACAACGTAATAAAGATGTTATTTATACAAAAGAGTCAGGTATATTAGAAAATATACCAACATTACATTTTAATAATTCTACAAGAAAATTTACATTAAGAAAACAGTCACAGCCATCTGCTTTAAAAACTTTAGGTCCAACTAGAAAAAAGAAAAATAAATCTAGTAAGCGACCAAAATCTCCAGAGTCTGAAGTGTCTACTAATCGATCTAATAATTAATTTATATAAAAATTGATACTAAATATAAATTAATTATATAAGATATAATGGATATTGATAATGTAACAATCTGTGAAAATATAAAAAAAACTTTAGAATCTGATGTAACCTTTACCAAAAGCGACTTTAAACTAATAAGAGAAATGTGTATCGATCTATTTAAAGAATTTGTTAATAATAATGTATTATTATTGAGTAATTCATCTTTTGATAAAGAATTAACAAGTTATATATATGATAATATCAAAGTAAATTTATTAGATATATATAATAATAGTAATAAACAAATTATTAAAAAGAAATTAAAAAAAATTATTAAAAAAACTACAAAATATTCTTGGAAAAAAGTTATACCATATAGATCATATAAAAATAGTTTTATTAGAAATATTAATTCAAAATCAAACTTTATTAATTTAAAAAATAAAGTAGAATATTTAAGAAATATTCCACAACCACAACAGAGAACAGATGAATGGTATCAATTTCGTCATAATTTACTAACCGCAAGCTCAATATGGAAAATATTAAGTACCCAATCTAATATTAATAATATTATATATGAAAAATGTAAACCATTTACACTTTTTAAAAGTCCTTCACTAGATTCGCCATTACATTGGGGTCAAAAATATGAACCAGTATCAATTGAGTTATATGAAAATCTATATAACACAAAAATAGAGGATTTTGGTTGCATTAAACATCCTAAATATCCTTTTATTGGAGCATCACCGGATGGTATTAATATAGATGAAAATAATCCTCGCTATGCACGTATGTTAGAAATTAAAAATGTTGTAAATAGAGAAATTACTGGCATTCCAAAAATGGAATACTGGATACAAATGCAAGTACAAATGGAAACTTGTGATTTAAATGAATGTGATTTTCTTGAAACACAATTTCTTGAGTATCATAATTATGATGATTTTATGAGTGATGGTACATTTACAATGACAGAAGATAACAAACAAAAAGGTATTATGTTATTATTTAATAATAATGGAAATACTTTTTATGAATATGCACCTATTAATATAGAAGAAGAGAGATATCAAATTTGGGAAGAAAATATGTTAAAAAAACATAGTGAATCTGAATGGATAAGAACAATATATTGGAAATTAGAAAAATTAAGTAATATACTAGTATTACGTAATAAATTATGGTTTAGTCAAGCATTACCTAAATTTAGAGATATTTGGGAAACTATATTAAAAGAGAGAGTAACAGGATATGAACATAGAGCACCAAAACGACGAACAACTAAAGTAAATAATATGCCAAACCGATGTTTAATTAATGTAACAAAATTAGAATAGATAATAAAAATATTATATAGTTTTATTATTTTTTACTTTATACACTTTAAATATATAAAGTAAAATGCTTAAAATTATATTAATATAAATAATAAATGGAGGCTACTGAAACAAAAGAAATGCAAGTTATTAAAAGGTCTGGAAATTCAGAAACAGTTTCTTTTGATAAAATTTTAAATCGTGTAAAAAAAATTGGTACAGAACATAAATTAAGTATAAATTTTAGCGGATTAGTAATCAAAGTTATAGATCAGTTACACGATAATATTAGTACATCAAAAATTGATGAATTAACTGCTGAGCAAGCAGCATCATTATCAACAAAACACCCAGACTATGGAATACTTGCAAGTGCATTAGTGGTATCAAATTTACAAAAAAATACTACTGATAATTTTTCAGATGCAATGAATAAATTATATAATTTTAAAGATGTTAATAATTCTGACGTACCTTTATTATCAAAAAGATTTATTACTGTAGTAAATAAAAATATAGATTATTTTAATAGTTTAGTAGATCACAAACGTGATTATCTAATAGATTATTTTGGTTTTAAAACATTAGAAAGAGCTTACTTAATGCATATTAATAAAAAAATCGTTGAAAGACCTCAATATATGTGGTTACGTGTAGCAATTTGTTTACACGAAAACGATTTAGAAAAAGTAAAAACAACATATGATTTAATGTCTCAAAAATATTTTACACACGCAACCCCTACACTATTTAATGCAGGTACACCAAGGCCACAATTAAGTTCTTGTTTTTTAATTGCAATGGAGAATGATAGTGTAGATGGTATTTTTAATACACTCAAAGAGTGTGCAAATATTTCAAAATGGGCTGGTGGAATTGGATTACATATTCATAATGTTAGAGGAACAGGAAGTCATATTCGTGGAACTAATGGTACATCAAATGGAATTATTCCTATGTTAGGTGTATTTAATAAAACAGCTCGATATATTGACCAGTGTGTTGTACCAGAAACATATATCTACACTAAAAATGGTGCTATCGAAATTCAAAATATTAAAAACAGTGATTATATTTATAATAGCAAAGGAGATATTGAAAAAGTAGATAATATTTTAGAACATCCTTATGATGGTGATATTTTTAAAATTGAAACCATGCACAGTATACATCCACTGGAAATAACTCCACAACATCCTATATTAGTTATGGTAGACCAATGTAAAGGAACAAATTTTGATATAATTAAAAAAAGAATTATGTCTTATGAAAAAAATAATAATATTATGGATATTTTTGAAAAGAATCCTGAACAAGAAAACCAATTATTTCAATGGAAAGAAGCAGAACAATTAACATATGATGATATGCCAATTTATGTAATACCAACATATTCAGAAGATAATAAATTAACTTGGGAAGACTGTTATATGTATGGTATAATTTTAGGGGATGGTTGTTTAAGTAATCAATATACAAATGGTTATATTAGTATGCATACCGTAAAAAAAAGAAATATACTAGATTTTTGTAAAAATTATTTTGATAAAAGATATATACAATATGTTATTGACACTAATGAAAACATTACAAGAATAAGATGGAATAAAACACTTAATATGCCAATCAGATATTCAGATATTTATGACACAAATAAAGAAAAATATATTGCAAGTGACTGGATAAATCTTCCAATAGATAAGAGTAAATATATCGTGAAAGGATTAATAGATACCGATGGTTGTATAAATCGAGAAGTTGTATTTGATTCTACTTCTTATAATTTAATAGAAAACATGAGATTTTTATTACTTAAAATGGGTATTCCAACTAGTGGTTATAAAAGAGATAGAGTTGGTGAAAAACATTATACAGAAAGAGGTGTTATTGAGAATAAAAAAATTTCGTATACACTGAGAATACCACAAACTGAAGATTTATGTAATTTGTTAGAAATTGAATATACTTCAAAGTTTTTTAAATTTTTAAGATATAAGAATCTTTTATTTACAAGAATTAAATCAATTGTAAAAAATCATTATCAAGGAACATTATATGATTTGCAATTAAAAAATACACATAACTATATGATACATAATGGTATAATTCATAATGGTGGTGGAAAGAGAGCTGGTAGCTTTGCTATCTATATTGAACCACATCATCCGGATATTGAAGAATTTTTAGATTTAAAGAAAAATCATGGAGACGAAGAACTTCGCGCTCGTGACCTTTTTTATGCTCTTTGGATTTCAGATCTGTTTATGGAAAGAGTACATACTAATAGCAAATGGTCATTATTTTGTCCAGATAGAACACCTGGATTATCAGAATGTTATGGAGATAATTATAAAAAATTATATCTCAAATATGAATCAAAAAATTTATTTACTAAACAAATTAATGCTCGTGATTTATGGATCAAAATTTTAGATTCGCAAATGGAAACAGGTACACCATATATGTTATATAAAGATGCTGTTAATTATAAAACAAATCAACAAAACCTTGGTACTATTAAGTCTAGTAATTTATGTGTAGCACCAGAAACATTAATATTAACAAAAAATGGTCAAGAAAAAATAGAAGATTTAAAAGATAAAGAGACAGAAGTATGGAATGGAAAAACCTTTAGTAAAACTACAGTATATCAAACAAGTGAATCTAGTGAATTAATAGAAGTACATACAAGTGATGGATGTATTTTATCATGTACAAAATATCATAAATTTTATATTCAAATTAAATATGAAAAAAATAAAAAAGGTGATATTATTGATTCTGAATATGTAAAAATAGTAGAAGCAAAAGATTTAAAAGAGGGTATGAAAATTATTAAATCAGAATATCCTGTAATTGATAATAAAGAAAAAGTATTGGAAGATGCTTATAGTAATGGATTTTTTAGTGGCGATGGAACTTATGCAAATATAACTGATAATGAAATTAGATTATGTAGTTTTAAATGTTCACAAAATGAACAATTTTGTAAACGGCATATTCATAATAAAAAAATAGAAAACTCTGAATTAAGAAATGATAATTTATGTAATGCATATTCTTATGAAAAAAAACCACACGTAACTCTGTATGGAGAAAAAATTAAATTATTAGAAAATTTATCATACATTAGTAAAGGTGAAATAAAAAATAATAAATTAAATGTTACACTTGTTCCAACATTAGAAGAAAAATTTTTTGTTCCCAATAATTATTGTATTAAAAGTAAAATAGATTGGTTTTCAGGTTATTGCGATGCAGATGGATCAATTTCTAGAAATGGTAAAAATCAGAGTCTACAAATTTCAAGTATACATAAAGAATTTCTTATTAATATAAAATTAATGTTGCAAACGTGTGGTATAAGTTCTGTTGTTTCATTAAATATGGATAAAAGAAAAGTATATTTACCAAAGAATGATGGTTCAAATGAATATAAAGAATATGATTGTAAAAAATTATGGAGATTATTAATAGCATCAAATCAACTTCAAAAATTATTAGAATTAGGATTTTCTCCAAAAAGATTGATTATAGAACAATGTAATTATCAGAGAAGTGCAAATAAATTTATTACTATTTCAAAAATAGTTGATAATAATAGGGTTGATAAAACATATTGTTTTAATGAACCTATAAGACACACTGGTATTTTTAATGGTATTATTACTTCACAATGTACAGAGATTACAGAATACAGTAATGAGAATGAGACAGCTGTATGTAATTTAGCTAGTATTGGATTAAGTAAATTTATTAAAGAAACACCTAATCCATTTACTGATGTAACTGTATATAGCAAAAAAGACTGTAATTGGTGTGTACTTATGAAAGCACTTCTTAAAAAACGTGGTATAAATTATAATGAAATCATTTTATCAAGTGATAAAGAATTTTCTGAATTTAAAGAAAAAAATAGTGTTGAAACATTACCTCAGTTATTTGATAATGGTGTTTTAATTGGTGGTTATAATAAAGTTGAAGATCTACTTAGACATAAATTTGATTATGAAAAATTACATAGTGTTACAAAAATTGTAACAGAGAATTTAAATAAGATTATAGATATTAATTTTTATCCAACAGAAAAGACTAAACGTAGTAATTTAAATCATCGACCAATTGGTATTGGAGTACAAGGATTAGCAGATGTGTTTGTATTATTAGATTTACCATTTGAAAGTGATGAAGCAAAAAAGATCAATATTAATATTTTTAAGACTATTTATCACGCAGCTTTACAGCAATCTAATGAGATTGCAATTGATAGAATTAGTAATATAGAATATCTTATAGATGAATATAATTCAGGAAATTGGACTTTTAACACAGAAGATGATATTTGTACAGAATATAATATATATAATGTTACAGACGCTAGTATTACAAATGCTATAAATAATGATAATAAAATTGATAGACTATTAAACAAGTACAGACCAATTAGAAAAGAAATAGAAAATACTTGGAGTGACAAAAAACTATGTGGATCATATAGCTCATTTGAAGGTTCACCAGCACATAATGGTATTTTACAATTTGATATGTGGAATCGAAATCCAGACACAGATTCTGATATTAATTATGATTGGAATACTCTAAAACAGAGTATTAAAGAATATGGACTTCGTAATAGTTTACTAGTTGCACCTATGCCAACTGCTAGTACCAGTCAAATTTTAGGTAATAATGAATGTTTTGAACCATTTACAAGTAATATTTATTCAAGAAGAACACTCGCTGGAGAATTTATTATTGTTAATAAGTATTTAATTAATGATCTTATTAATTTAGGTATTTGGGATGATACAATTAAAAATAATATAATTCAGAATAAAGGTAGTATTCAATATATTGACACTATACCAAAACGACTAAAAGAAAAATATAAAATTGTTTGGGAAATACCAATGAAAAATCTTATAGATATGTCTAGAGATAGAGGAGCCTATATTTGTCAATCACAAAGTTTAAATCTTTGGATGGAAGATCCAACTGCAAAAACTTTAACCAATATGCATTTTTATAGTTGGAAACAAGGACTAAAAACTGGAATATATTATCTACGCAGAAAACCAAGACATCAGCCACAGCAGTTTACAATTGAACCTGAAAGTAAAAAACCAAAACGAGATGTAGAGTGTGATGAGAATGGTTGTACTATGTGTTCTGGTTAATAATGTTAAATAATATAAATAATATAAATTATATAATATTAATATTATATAATTATGGCTTGGAGAGCTAGACAGAGAAGTGAAAATAAGAGAGCTGGTGGACTTAAAGGTAGAGATAGAGGTTGGTTGCCAGGAAGTAATCAAGCAAATGCAATTGGTATACCACATAATCTTGTCAATAAAACACGAGAGAGAACAAATACTTTAGTAACTAGGGAAGCAGCAGCAAATATTGCAGGTGGTGTATTAACAGAGCCATTACCCGCTGATTTTGGTAATGGCGATATATTAATTGATACTAGAAGTTTAGTTGTAAATACTAATCAATTAGGTGGAATTGGAAGATTTAGAAGTCAATTTAATGTGGATGCTGATGGAATTAAACACGCAAGATATTATTTACCTATTAATCCTAATGGAGCATTTGAAGAAACTATTGGAGAATGTAAAACTAAATGCGAAAAATCAAGACCAAATAGTGTTATACCTATTAGTTATAATAGTTTACATGGAATAACTACACAAATTCCTAGAAATATATTGACATTAACAGAGACATTAACAGATATAAATGTTTTTATTTATAGTATAAGTGTTACAGATTGGTTAAGTGAATCTAATTGGGATAATAATACCAACGGCATCCGTATAACCCCTGCCACTAATATCTCTGATCTTTTTTATATGTGGTGGAGCGCGCCCCTCTCCAGCGCGACACCCTGGTATGTTAACATAACACCTGGGTCTTATAGTTCGTCTTTGTCAGGTTGGTATTATTTACCAAGAACACCCGAGGAAAGTAATCTATTTGCGGATGTTTACGGACCAGCTCCACACATTAATACATACCAAGAATGGCAAAATACATTGCTTAATTTTGGAATTACTGATCTGTGGATTATGACAAATAATTCTGTAATAATAAATTCGAGTTTTGTAGTTGTTTTTACTAAATTAACTGAAAATCCATTATATGATTATAACGGACTCCCTGAAAAGATTCGCAATGGGGTGGTAATTAATATTTTGACAAACGTTGAATTAAATACTTTAAGGACTTTATACATTTTTTTTACAGGTATGTTTGGTCCAGATGAGAAAGTCACCGATCCACAGCAAATTACTAATAATACGAATAATATAATTGGTTATACCTATGTAATGCAAGAACTCACATCAGATAACTGGTCCGGATTTTATGTCACGCCTCTCTGGAGTGATACTGCGAATACAATATATCCTGTTTCATTTAATTTAGGTGGTAAGATAGAGTTTGATTATGAAATTACATCAGAGAATGATATGGAAATTCGATTTAAGTTTGAACGTTTTGGTTATTATGATTGCTCTGAAGGTCCAGGTCCGATGTGTACAGAACCATACTATTATACTCAATGGGTTAAACTTAAAGTAAATTCAAGTAAATCTCATATAACTATTGATATACCAATTCAAAACGGTAATATGTTCCGTAACATTATTTTTTATTTAAAAGATGCGGGTATAATTAATATAACTAATGTAATATTAACATGTGATTGATTAACCTAAGAATTTATGTTATATCTTATAGACTTAGACAAAAGAGTAAAATGAGACAAGGGCAGGAAACCCTTTCATAAACTATTATAATTTTTTAACTTATTATAAGCCATAATTTTCCAAAATCTTAATGTTAAAGGTAACTCATTATAGTAAGGTAATTTAGTTAAAATATGCACAGCGTCTATAGGAATTAGATTAGTTAGTTGTTTACAAGTAATATAATTATATTTTAGAGTGTAGTTTGTATAAATGACAAATAGTACACGATTTTTCTCAATCTCTTTATACATAATTAAGACAGGATATTCATAACTAAATACACAAGCACCCTGCATAATATTATATTTAATTATAATATAATGAAAAGATTAAAAAAAATATTTTGTCTAGCAATGATATTTTTAGCCATTTTAATAATAATAAATTTATGTCTTTATTGTAAAAAAAAGGAAGGATTTGATGATAGCAATTGGCAAGATGGACTAGCAGTAACACATTATTATGATTGTAATGGACAAACTTGTGATGCACCATTATTACAACCTTGGAATCCAGATAAATTTGTTACACCAAAAGGATATATGATTTTAGATCCAAATGATTTTGGTGGTCCAATGTATGGAGAAAAAATGTGGTTATATGGTGCTGCATCAGATGATTTGGCTAAATTATTAGGTGACAATATACCTGGATTAGGTCATCCAGACTCAAGTTCTGGTCCAAATTTTGGCTGTGGCAGATCAATATTAATTAAAAATCCTGCTGCAAAAAATTCAGATTGGACCGCTTTAGTAATGCGTAAAAATAGATGTCCGCCTTGGTCAAATGGTTGTGAAGCTGGTAAAATACATATGGATCTTATGATACCAGGATTTGATGACTTACAATATTCTACAAGTAATATTTGTGGTAAACCAGGAACAGCTATGAGTAAAGAGCAATCAAGTATATGTGGTACAACTACACCAGCAAATTGTGATTCTTGTGATAAATTACCAGCATCATTTGTTAAAGGATGTAAATTATTTGTAGAATGGGGTTGGCCTAATGGCAATCCAACATGTCAATATAAATTAGTTACTACTCCACCAAAATTTATTGAGTATACTAAAAAAGTTCAATTAGGTAGTGGTTCTTCTCCTTCACCAAGCCCTCCAAGTCCTCCAAGTCCTCCAAGTCCACCGGGTGGACCTTGTGATTGTAGTTGGACTGGTGGAGGAAAAAATTGTGGTACAGATGATGGTACTCATTGTTGGAAAGTATGTTGTGGATCTTCTCCTGCTCCAGCACCAAGTCCACCATCACCTCCTCCACCACCTTCACCGCCGCCCACTCCGCCACCACCAGGACCACCACCACCATCAAGTACTTGTGGAAATGGTCCATATAAACAATGTGGAGGGAAGGCATGGACAGGAGAAACATGTTGTCAAGATGGATATACTTGCACTCCTCAAAATGAATGGTATTCACAATGTTTAGTAAAATAGATTATTTTAGATATTGATCTTTTAAATTTTTAATATCTAAACTACATTCAAATATATCTAAATTAAATTGCATTTTATAATAACATCTAATAGTAACGATAACATCGGTCATTGCATTATGTAAACCATCAGGTTCACTATTAAAATAATGTCTATATAATTCTAATAATTTAGGATTTTTTGGTATTATATTACCATCTCTATTTTTATAAGTTAATTGACATATAGATTTACCATTTTTCATAGTACAAAAACTAGGAATAGGAACATTTTTTTGATTAAAATTATGCATAATTCGGTTTCTAATATATTCGACAATAAGTATGTTTTTATCAAATTGTAAATTATGTCCAATTAATAATTCTGATTGATTTAGTATATTATTAAAGTCTTCTAATACTTGTTTTATTGGCTTGCCATTTTTTATACACATTTCTTTAGTAATTTTGTGTATATTAATACTTTCAGGACTAATATTAACACTATTATCGATATCAATTAGAGTATCTACATATGTTAGTATTCTATTTGTTTCAGTATCATATAAAATGTACGATAATTGTAAAATATATGGCCATTTTTGAGTTGATAAAACAGAACAATTTTTTTCTTCAGGTAAACCAGAAGTTTCTGTATCAAAAATTAATATCTTCATAGTTTAGTAAAAAAATATAATTTTATATTATTTCAATTTAATTTAATAATCTAAATAATATCAATAATAGCTGAATCTTTACATATACCAAAAGATTTACGGTGCCATTTGGTAATACCATTTGCTTTGATAGCATCTATATGATTTTTAGTTCCATATCCTTTATTTTTTAAAAGATCATATAATTCATCTAATTTAGGATATTTATTACATAATTCTTCAATATACATATCTCTCTCTACTTTCGCAAGAATTGATGCAGCAGCAATTGCAGTATATGTATTATCACCACTAATAACACAATGGTGTTCAATATGTTTAATTGTTTCAGAATTATTATCAAAGTAAGTAACAGGTTTAAAACTATTACCATCAACTAAAATTAAATAATTTTTAGTGTAGTCAATTAATTGTTTGATAGCTTTATGCATAGCAATATGAGTAGCATTTAAAATATTATTTTTATCAATAGAATCTTCGTCTTCATATGAAATAGAATAAGCAATACAATTTTCTTTGATATAATCAGCAGTATTTTTTAATTTTTTCCATGATGTAAATTTTTTACTATCTTTCATTAATTCGTGTTTAAAAGTATTATTTTTTGGTAAAATAACAGCGGCAGTATAAACTCTACCAAACATAGGGCCTCTACCAACTTCGTCAACACCAATTTCTAATATAGATTCATCCTGATTATAAAATTGTTTTAGGCTCATATTTATATATATTTTAATATGTTTAGAATTATCAATTTTTTAAAATTTGACTAAACTTTTCTCATCACTTATATATAATGAGCAATAATATGAATCTGTGTTTAGTAGCATTACTTGTAATTATATTATTATATTGTTGTTTAGGAACAATAAATATTAGTGAAGGTCTAGTAAATTCAGTAGTACACGAATCTCAAGGGCAAGTAGGAAAAGGTGGAATAACTAATAATATGTTAGGGCCAGGAGGAACTCAACAAAATCCAACTCCTTTACCAACACCAAAATATGATCCTGCAAAAGCAGTAGCTAAAGCTGGTAAAGAACATGCTCAACAAGAAGGTAAAGAATATCAAAGAGAAATTATGGGACAGTGTCCTAATGGAATGGATCAATATGGATATTGTTTAGAAAATAATGCAAAAAATAAAAATTCAAATCCTGGAAAATATAACAATAAAAAAGGCTGTGATAATGCAGGTTTTATATGGAATAATGCACTAAAAAAGTGTGAATATAAATTAGGACCAGGTGGAACAGAAGAATATAAAACACGTGGGCAATGTGAAAATGCTGGATTTATTTGGAATTCTACAACAAATACTTGTGAATTTAATTATCCAGGAAAAGGTGGTGGTGGCACATTAAACCATTGTCCACCAGGAATGGAATGGGATCATAAAAAGAAAAAATGTGTACATACAAAAAATGATAAGTGTCCTGCAGGAATGCATTGGAATAAAAATAAACAAAAATGTGTACATAGTAATAAAGATAAATGTCCTGATGGAATGCATTGGAATGAAAATAAAATGATATGTGAACATAGTAAAAAAGACAATTGTCCTAATGGTATGCATTGGAATAGTAAAAAAAATAAATGCGTAAAAGATAAATCTGAACCAGATTCAGATTCAGATTCTAGTAATGATTCTGATTGGGAAGATAATATGGCAAGTGATTGGAATCAAATAAAATCAAATATAAGTAATTTCTTTAATCAAAACCAACAAACTGGTCAAAATCAGCCAATGAATCAAAATGCAGGAACTTATCCTGCTTATGCAGTAAAAAGACGAAATGAGATACCTCCTGGTGATGAAAATTTGTACATTTTAAAATCTGAAATAGTACCACCAGTATGTCCAGCTTGTCCTCCAGTAATTCAAGGAGGAGGTTGTCCAGAAGCTTGTAAAGCAAAATGTGCTCCTTGCCCTAGACCTCCACCTATTCCACCTTGCCCACCTTGTGAGAGATGTCCAGAGCCACAGTTTCAATGTAAGAAAGTACCTGATTATAAAAATATAATACCAGGCAATTTACCAAGACCATTGCTTAATGATTTCAGTCAATTTACATAAATAATTATAAATATCTTAATTTATAATTATTTTTTTAAAGTCCTTCGTTTTATACATTTGCTATCAATATTAATAGTTTTTCCTTTTTGTTCTTGTGGTACAATATTAATAATACATTTAGCTTTTTTACCATATAATGGTTCTGTACATCCTTTTTCTCGTTTTGTTTTATTTTTTTTAAATTTAAATAATTTATTTTCATCTTTTAAAGTTTTAATATCATCTGTACATCTAGATCTGAAATGTTCATATCTTTCTCTCACATCACAATAAGAAAGATTAGATTTTTTATTCAACATTTTATTAACAATTTCATGTAATTTATAAACATAACGAGAAAAAGTTTCGCGATTTTTCATATCACATTGTCTAATTGGATTATGCTTTAAATTATTTTTTAAATTAATTCTACAATACTTACATGGTAAAACATATTGTAAACTTAAAATAAAATCACGATAATGTTTTTTATCTTGACTAGTTGGTTTGACAGGATAATTAAAACTCATAGTATGTAAATAATGCCACATACTAGGACCCCATACTGTTGTTAACATGCCATCACCACTCATATAATTTTTTTTAGTAAATACTCTATTGTCTCTCTTTTTTTTTGTACTTGAACTCATTAAATTATATTTAGAAAAAAAAATTACATAATGTTCATTATATATTCATAATAGGCTTTATCAGTTGTAAAATCTATTCTGTTAACATTTATAATAGAGCCATCTTTTTTACGCATTAACATTTTATATTAATAATATAATTCGTTTATATCATATTATAATTTATTCTTATATATTTTATACTATGTCAGTAGGAGATTTATTAAATAAATTTATTACAGGTATAAAATCAGTATTTAGTAATAATAAATTAGCAATAGGTATATGTCTTGTTGTATTTATTGTTATTGGTATAGTATACTATTATAAAATAGTATATCCAAAATATATAAATAAAGGTTATGTAGATAATCGAGAATTTATACCAAAGGATTCTAAAAGCAATGAAGCTACTTTATATTTCTTTTATACTGATTGGTGCCCTTTATCAAAAAAAGCTGAACCTGAATGGAAAGCATTTAAAGAAGATACTGGTGGTTCATATGATGGCGTAGCATTAACATTTATTGAAGTAGATTGCGATAAAAATCCTGAAATGGCAGATAAATTTAATATTAATGGATATCCAACAATTAAATTAGTATATAATGATAAAATTTATGAATATGATGCTAAACCTGATCGCACTACATTAGCTAAATTTTTATCAGATATATTTACTAATCCTTAGTGTTCTAAAAAATGTTTTGCAGAATTTTCACCTATACTAATATATTCTTGTCTTATTGACATATCTACTACTGCATCACCCCATCTACTCAAACTGTTATTTTCAATATAACAATTTACTATATTAGATAAATTATCTTCTCTACTTTTTTTATTTATTTGTCTATACATTTTAATTATTATATTATATAAATACATTGGAAGTATAGTTTCACTATTTACAGTATCTAAGTTATCATTATTTGTAATAATTTTAATTCCAAGTATTTCATCAATATTGTTATTTAAATTTATACAATCATTTAAAGGAAAATTATTTAATAAACCACCATCAATATAACAATTACTAGTATCACATATAGGCATAAACATTAGAGGAAAAGCAGAAGACATAGTAATAGCTTTATAAAATTCTAAATCAGGATGAGTTTTATATGATAAAGAGACTGTTTCTAATTCTAAAGAATTAATATTTGTGGTATACATATATATTTCTATATTAGTTTTTTCATACAATTGGTTTAGTGTAATATTTTCATCAAATTCTTTAGCTTGTAAAAAAGGTTTTAAAATTACTTTTATCATTTCTTCATTAAATATTCCTTTTTTTTGCCATAAATTTAAAATATTGGTTGGATTAATATTAATTAATTTATCCCATGGTCTTTTTAATATATAATCATCTAACATATCCCAATTTTCACTTAATAAAACTAGCCCTGCTATAATTGATCCAGCTGAACAAGCATGTATTGACTTAATATCGCTTAAATTAAAAAAATTATTTTTATTTAAATATTTTAAAGCTCCATATACTGTAAATCCTGCTGCACCACCTCCACTAAGTACTAAATGTTTAATCGTCATTTTTATTTAAAATTATTAACGTAATTTTAAATAACTTTTTTCTAAGTCATTTTATAATGAATACTATTTTTACAACTGATGATCCAGATAATTATGTAGATAAATTAAATTTAGATGAACTATTTGAAAAAAAACAAATTCACGATTTAGCAACTACAAAAAATTATAATGCTATATTGAATCGTATTCATAATAAAATTAAACTAACATCACGCCAGCAAATTGACAGTCATTATTGTTGGTTTGTTATTCCAGAAGTTATGATTGGAGTACCTAAATATGATGTAGCAACTTGTATATCATATGTTATAGGTAAACTTCAAGATAATGGTTTTAATGTTAGATATACACATCCTAATTTATTACTTATATCTTGGCAACATTGGGTTCCTGCATATGTAAGGACTGAAATTCAAAAAAAAACTGGTGTTACAATTGATGGATATGGTAATATAGTTGGTGATGAATCTGAAAATAATAAAAATGAAGTTCCTAGTATAACCAATAATTTTATTGGTAATAAAAATAAAAATCCAATTACATCAATACTAAAAAATAAAGAGACTAAACCAATTGAGTCATATAAACCCACTGGTAAATTAATATATAACAATGATCTAATTACTGCAGTCAAAAAACCTTAATATTATTCAACTTTAGGAATTATTGGGTTATACTGTGGTACATTTAATGGACTAGGTGAAATAGTTACTGTTTTTGGTGTTGGTGAGTAAACATCTTGTTTTTTCATAGTCTCTTTTACTTTACTTAAAATATTTTTACTTTCATTATCTACTAAATCTATTTTATCTAATGGTTTTTTTGATAGTTCAACTAATTTATCTGGCACTGGTGGAACATAAGGTGGCATTTCAGGTGACATCGGAGTAGCCATACTAGGCAGTGGTGCAGGTGGCATTTCAGGTGGTATTTCAGGTGGCATTTCAGGTGGCATTTCAGGTGGCATCATAGGTGGCATCATAGGTGGCATTTCAGGTGGCATTTCAGGTGGCATTTCAGGTGGCATTTCAGGTGGCATTTCAGGTGGCATTTCGGGTGGCATTTCAGGTGGCATCATAGGTGGCATTTCAGGTGGCATCATAGGTGGCATTTCAGGTGGCATTTCAGGTGGCATTTCAGGTGGCATCATAGGTGGCATTTCAGGTGGCATTTCAGGTGGCATTTCAGGTGGCATTTCAGGTGGTATTTCAGGTGATATTGGAGTAACCATACTAGGTGGTGGCATTATAGGCGACATTTCAGGTGGTGGTACTGGTGGCATTTCAGATTGATATTGTGGGGATATATCTTTATCATCTTTAACTAATGATTTTGCTTGATTTGCTAAAAGCTTTGCTTCATTGATAAGTTTATCAGCTTCAGAAATATCATCTTTAAAATTTTTGCTCTCTTGATATTCTGATTCAGCAGCAATATTATCTTTAATTGTATTAAGATTATTTATTTGAGAAATAGATGTTTGTAATAATTGTTTTTTAGCAAGATTAGTATATATTCTAACACCATTTGTATAGTGAACTTCACAAGAAATATATAAATTATTTATAATTTCAATAGATTGTTTAGTTAGTTCTTCTAATCGTTTATCAGTTAAATTTGGATTAATAACAATAGTAGTTTCATTAGTTTTATTATCAGTTTCATAAATAAATAGCTCATTTAAAATATCTAATAGTGCATTATGATATTTGTTAACAGCATCTAACATAGATCTTATATTTTCAATATAGTTAAAAAAAGCAGTATTAGTAGGTTTACCAACTATAGGTTGGGTATAGTTACCATTCTGACAAGGTACTGAACTAAAATAGTCTTTTAATTTAATATCACTAAATTTTTGAACAGTTTCAGGTATAGAATCATTACCACTAAATGTTTTATAAAAATCTTTTACATTTTTTTCATATAGTTTAGCCATATCAGGTGTCATACCAATAAATTCTCCTGAATCATAATCATATTTATCATAATATAGTTTTTCAAGTTCTGGAATACCAGGTTCTTCATTAACAGTTTTAATTGCAGGACAAGTACTACAATTAAATTGACATATATCAGGATTTAATGAAACTCTTCCTTTTTTATAACTCTCTTCGAAAGTACTTAAATCTTGATTATTTAATAATGCAGCAACTCTAGCACTACAAAAATTACTTCTACTTATTTTAGGATTTGCATTATTTGGAATTTTATCTTTTTCTTCTAGAGAGACAGTAGTCGAATTACCTTGTTTATCAATATAATTATATAATGGATTTATAGTAGTAGCAATTGCAGCAAAAAGATTAGCAATTTGTACATAATATTTAGCAAGTCCTATACATATTCGCCGTTTTTTAACAGTATTACTTATATCATAACTATCCAAATTGTCTCTATTAATTGCCATTACTCTCTCGCGAGTCATAGATTCACCTGTAATACCTTTTTTTTGTGATAAAAATTTTACATCAGTTTCATCCAAATATTTATTAATTATTTTAGAAGTTAAAATAATAAGTTTGTCACAATATTCTAATTTAGACAAATTTTTCATATCATTAAAATTCTGTGATCTAATATATTTAGAAGCAATTTCATCAATAATATCACTTAAAGTTTTTCCTGACTGTTTATTTTGAATATTTCCCATACTTATAATATAATAATACAATTAATTTTTATTAATATTAATTAATTTTATTAATAGATAAAATTGATAAAAAGATTTTATTATTTAATGTAATAAAATGAATGATACTACTAAAACTAAAAAAATAAAGAAACCAAAAAATAATAATGCAGAGTTATGGAAAAAATTTGATGATGAAATAACTAGTAAAAATACTATTGAATGTGTTTATAGACAAGTTGGACAGAGAGAATTTTGTGATTGTTGTGAGAGTATTCTTATAATAACAGATGAAGGTTTTATGGCTTGTAAAAATCCTAATTGTGGTGTTATCTACAAAGATATATTAGATCAAAGTGCTGAATGGAGATTTTATGGTGCAGATGATAATAGTAATACAGATCCTACACGATGTGGTTTACCAATAAATCCATTATTAAAAGAATCTTCATATGGTTGTAAAGTAATGTGTCCACAGTCATCAAGTTATGAAATGAGAAAAATAAGAAGATATACAGATTGGCAATCAATGCCATATAAAGAGAAATCTCAATATGAAGAATTTCAAAAAATTACAATTTTAGCTCAAAATGCCGGATTACCAAAATTAATTATAGATGAAGCAATGGTAGTTCATAAAAAAATTTCAGAAGCTAAAACATTTAGGGGTTGTAATCGTGATGGAATTATTGCAGCAACAATTTATATCTCATGTCGAATTAATAATTATCCACGATCTGCTAAAGAAATTGCTACAATATTCTTTTTAGATCATACAAGTGCAACTAAAGGATGTAAAAATGCAACATCTATTATTAATGAACTAGAACACAGTTTATCAAATAGTGATAAAACATCATTTAGTAAAACAACGCCATCATCATTTATTGAAAGATATTGTAGTAAATTAGGTATAAATAATGAACTGACAAAAGTTTGTAAATTTATTGCTTTAATTATTGAAAAAAGAGATTTAATACCTGAAAATACACCACACTCTATAGCAGCAGGTGTAGTTTATTATACAGCACAATTATGTAACTTAAATATTTGTAAAAAAAAAGTAAGTATAGTAAGTGAAATAAGTGAAGTAACTATTAATAAATGTTATAAAAAATTAGAACAATTAAATATAGAATTAATTCCAAAACAAATATTAAACAAATATAACAATTAGTTATTATGAATAGTTTTTTAAAAACTAGATTAATTGATGATATTATTATTTTTACTGTTTTAAAAGAGTATCCAACTAGAGAAGAATGGGAAAGTTCAAAAGCGATAACAAATGATTGGTATAACTATATAGAAAAAAATAATATTAGAGTAGGTTTTATTTTTAATCTAGACAAACTAAGTTATATAAGACCAACATATCTTTTAGAATGGAAAGATATTTTTCACGCAATGAGAGAGAAAACTCAAAAATATATAATAGCTAGTTGTGTTATTATTCAGTATAATATAGTTAGACAATTTGTTAATCTTTTTTTTAAAGCATATGATCCGATCCGCCCAACAAGATTAGTAAAAGATATAGAAGAAGGTAAAGATTTTATTAAATCTTGTATTTCCAAATAGCCACATGATTATCTATATAATTAATTTTATCAAAACAACTCAATGTATTATCAATAGAGTCCAGATATTTTAATAAGTAAGGTTCTCCATCTAACATAATTGTTTTTGGTTTATAATTACTAGCAATATCTACAATAATAATTTCCTCTTTAGCAATGTTTATTGCATTTTCAATAACTCTACATTGTGCTGATAATGGCATTTCGTGAAATGCAAACATACAAGTTACTATATCAAATGGAATATCTGGTTTATATGTTTCTGCATTAGCTACTATAAAATTACTATTTCTATTTACAAAATTAGCTACACTAATCATTTCTTTGCTAGTATCTATACCAGTACCAAATTTTGGAGTGGAATCTCCTATACCACAACATAAGTCTAAAACTTTATAATCACTATATTCACTCATAATATCTTTTCTAATATTTACTCCGTTATAACTAATTTGATCAATTATTCTACGAGCAAATGGTGCTACTAATGCATGAATTTTTCCACCAAATCCTATATTACCCAGACTATGAATTTTTGGATTATAATAATATGGTACAGCGCCTAGAATGCTAATAATAATAATCATTGTGATTGATAAAAAATAATTAAAATATTTTATATCAATTTTATTTATTTAAGTAGATATATGAGTCTTTTTTTTAATAGTAAAATAGAAAATAATAGTATTATTTTTACTATTTTAAAACCTTCACCAAATCGTAAAGAATGGGAAAATGCAAAGCAAAATATATTAGAATGGTATCAATATTTAGAAAATAATAATTTAAGAGCCGGTTTAATATTTAATTTAGAAGAACTAGTTTATGTAAATCCTACTTATCTTTTGGAATGGAAGCAATTATTTATTGATAATAGAGAGAAAACTAAAAGATATATAATTGCTAGTTCAATTATTATAGAAAATCAAATTGTTAGGCAAGTTATTAATCTATTTTTTAAAGCTTATGATCCAATGAGACCAACAAGAATAGTTAAAGATATAGAAGAAGCAAAAAATTTTATTAATGAAAATTCTAATTAAAATATTTTATGTAGATTCACATGTATCTTTATAAATAATAGGATTGTTATGTTTGTTATATCTACAAACAGTTAGTCCTAGTTTTCTAAGTACATCAACCTGAGTATCATCTATTTTTTCAGAAACATATAGGTATTTTATATATTGTTTGATATTTTCTATACCAATAAATCTTTTATTTCCTACTAAATTTGTAAATGCTAATTCTCCCAAATAATAATCACCAGGCCATTTTGCATCATCATAATCATTATCTCTCATTTTATCAGCTTCCCTTTCTCCTTTTTCTCCCCATATGACATGTCTATTTTCTGATAAAATATCAAAAAACTTAGATATATTACCTTTAGTATAATCACCTTTTCCTGCATTATCAGTTCGTTCACTTATAGACCAAGTATATTTTTGTAAAATCTCATCTGGATCAATAATAATTTTAATATTTCCATACATTTCATCAAATGGTAGTTTTTTACCTATATCACAATTATATACTGGATAAGTAGATACAGATGGCTCGCGCATATCTAAGGGTGCATTTGAATGAAGTAATTTTCCTTTTTCTTTAAGATATTCTCCAGTATAAATTGCATCATCTTCCAATATTGATAATAGAACATTATATTGAGTTCCGTGTATTAATAAGACAATTTTATTACATTCCTTTGTTACTATATTTGAAAAATCTTGGTTTACTGGTATAAAACTTTCACTCAATGTATCATATACTGTGTCTACATATATTTTATCTAGAATAATATATATTTGGTCATCTTTATATACTAAATCGCCTATGTTTTTATTATCATATATGTCTTTTTCTTGTTCTGTTTTATATAACAACTTATCATCAATTATCACATCCCTAGCCACTATTTCCTTATCAAATAACCAAGATGACTTTCCAGATTCTTCTTCTAATTTGTATTCACTTAATATATTTTCTAAGTATAAATCGTATGTATCAAATTCACCTAAAAATTTAGGTGCTTCGCCATCATCTTCTACTAGTGCAAGTACAACAAATTCTTGTATTCCTGCATAAGGTGCAGTATAAGTATCATCATCGTAGTTGTACTGTATTTTAACTCCTTCAACTATACCCATTTGTTTTAATTTTTCTTTATGCCTATCTGTATCTTGTTTTCTTTTAGCGGATTGTTCACGAGCTTCAAGTAATTCGTCTGGGCTTTTAAATACCCGTCGAGTTATTTCTCTTAAAGTATTCCACCAGCGATCTAATATTTGTTTTTCACGCCAGTTTTTCCAAGAACGGCGTTTACCACCTTTTTTTAATAATTTTCTGGTTTTTATTTTATATTTTTTTTTATTTTTTTTTAATAATTTTCTGGTTTTTATTTTATATTTTTTTACATTTTTTTTTAATAATTTTCTAGTTTTTATTTTATATTTTTTTTTATTTTTTTTTAATACTTTTTTTGTTTTTATATTTAAACTCATATATAATGTGTATATATAAAAATTCTAATTAATATTTAATTTACTTATTGAAATTAAACATTTATTTATTGGAAAATTACCATTTTCTTTTTCTATTTCTTTAATAGATTTTTTTTTTAATTCTATCCAATTATTACTATTATAATTATTAGTAAAATTAATAGTATAGCCATTTTTATGATAAAATGCCCGCCGTTTTAACCATTGTTTTTTAAATATATCATGTGTATCTACTATATCAATAATTAAAGGATTATTATCTTTAACTCGTAATATACGACCTACTGATTGCTCAATATCGGTTTTAGGAGTAGCTAGTACTAATGTAGTTAATGTTTTGATATCTAAACCTTCAGATGCCATAGCATATGTTGCAATTAAAATTTGTTTTGTTTCACTAAGTTTTAAATCTTTTTGTTTCATACCTCCAAGATAATATCCAACTTGAGCAAATTTACGGTGCTCAATAGCTTTATATAGATAAGTTAATAATGATTTATTATGTGCTAAGACAATAATTTGTTGTTTACTATTAATTTCTAATTCATTTTGAATAATACTTAATATATATTCACTTCTAATATTAAATTTACATAATTTTGTTATCATTGTACTAAATTTTGGATTACCTCTATAATCATATTCAATTTCATTAAATTCTTCATCAGTTGTATTGAATTCGATAGCTTTAACAATTACATTATTATTATCATCACGTTTCTCTTTATGAATTACATCTCCTAAAAATAGTTTAAAAACTTTTGATAATCCATCTTTTCGATTCATAGTAGCACTAAGGCCAAGTGTATACTTTGTTACAACACATTGTAATGCTCTTACAAATACTTCTGCTGACATATGATGAACTTCATCAACAAGTGTTAAACCAAAACTAGAGAATTGATCATCAGGATATTCTTTCATTGAAAGAGACTGTAACATACCAATTACTATATCTTTATCTTCAATATCAATAATTTGTCCTTGTATTTTACCAATACGAGCGTCAGGTAAATATTCTTGTATACGTTCAGTCCATTGATCTACTAAAAATCCTTTATGAACAATAATAATAGTTTTTACTTTTAGTAAATAGATAATATATAATCCTACAACAGTTTTACCAAATCCAGTATATAAATCTAGTAATCCACCACAGTTACCATTTTTTATATGATTCATAAATTTATTTACAACATTTACTTGATTACGTTCAGGTGTATCTAGTAATTTTCCATTAAATTTAATATCTATAGGGTCACCTTGACTAATACGCATTTCATTAGGAATACCAAAATTATTAATACCAAATATTCTAGGCACATAAAATTTATTATTAGATTCTCGATATATAGGAAAAGGTTCTGGTTGTATAGGAGATTTAGGGACGTATGGTTTAACCATTAATTCTTCTCTAATATATACAGCTTCTTTTACTGATAATGTATTTTTATATATAGAATAACCTTTTTGACCCAAATAGGTTTTATGCATTATATTTATTAGTATTATATCTGTATATTATTTCAATTTTAATTATAATAAAAATATAGATATTTATTATATAATGTTTAACAACTTAATACCACTATTATTTGGATTAATACTAATAGCATATGTTTTTTCTGAACCAGTTGCATCATCAAGTGCACCTTCAATTAGATTAGATCAATATAATAAACTTATTCAAACTAATAATATACCACCACCAAATACTGAAGTATCAACATTAGAAGAAGAAATTGTAAATAATATGAGACCTTTACATACTAATGTTCCTGTTATGCCAACATCTAGCTTCCAACCAATTTTATCTAGTAATTCAGATGGAGCAAGTTTAGAATAAATTTATATAAATATTAAGTAAATTTATTCTGTCAATTTATTCTGTCAATTTATTCTGTCAATTTATTCTGTCAATTTATTCTGTCGCTTGTTGACGTTTAGCCTCTTTAACATCAGCGAGTTCACTATAACCATGATCAGTTTGTCCTGTGACAACATTTTCAGTATTAAATAATGCATCTCTAATTTCTTCTTTTGTAGACATTTCTCCTTGTTTAAGTAAACCATTCTCACTAGATACTACATCTTTAACATTTACTAATTCTCCATCTTTATTTAATGTTTGTGTTAATACATTGCCTGATTCTTTAGCTTTCTTGATATTATCCTCCATTGCCTGTCGTTTAGCATCTTTAATTCGTTTATCAAACTCTAGTTTAGCAGATTTTTCATTTTTCTGTTTCTCATTCATTAATTCATTTAGCTCTTCTTCAAGATATTCAACTCTACCAGTTTTATATGCTTCAGGATGCCAAGGAACCCACATTCCTACAGGACCTACCATAATATCATGATTAGGATCCATCTCTCTTAAAATTTTACATCTCATTTCAGCTTCTTGCTCAGATGGGAAACATCCACGAACTTTAAGACCTCTTGTAGATGTCTGAAATTTATTGTCTTTATTAAATTTCTCTTCTAATTTCTCTTCATTATTATCAATAAAAGTTTTATATTCTGCGTCTAATGATATATTAAATATATTATTTGCTTCGCTTTTAGCAAAATCATCAAGATCAGACTGTAATTTTTCAAAAGGCACTTTGTACTTATAAGCGATAAAATTTAAAAATTGAGTAAATTTTTCTAAAGATTTATACATATCATATTGTTTCATAAACTCTTCAAAAAAGAATAAATTTTTATCTTTTAATACTTTTTCAGGTGAGAGAAATGATAAACACACAAATTTTTGTCCAGCTAATGGTTGATCTTCATCTAATAAATCCACATATTTAGGATCATTTTTTCTTGTAAATGTACATTCTTTAGACATATCCGCCATAATTATATATTTATATTAATTTTTAATTTTAAGTTTTTATTTATGTATATTATTTTTTTCTTGTTATTTATTATAATATGTCACTTGGTGGATTCTTAGATCTTGGCGAATTAGTTAAAAGAGCCCTCAAATACTTTGTTGAGGGTCTCATTGTTGCTTTAGCTGCATACGTAATTCCTTCAAAACGTTTAAGACTTGATGAGACTCTTCTCATTGCTCTTGTTGCTGCTGCAACATTCTCTATCTTAGACACATACTTACCATCTCTTGCTGTTAGTGCTCGGTCAGGCGCCGGTTTTGGTATTGGTGCCAACCTTGTAAGCTTCCCTCATGGACTTTAAATAATTTAAATTATATATTCTAATTATTAAAGATTATATAATTAATAATTATTAAAGATTATATAATTAATAATATTAATTTAGGAAATTATATTAATGAATAATAGTCTAGATTCTGTACAACAATTACATAGTGTAGTTGAATCTCCTGATGGAGAAATTCAATACTGTAAACCAATTTCAATAAACAAAAATAATCCTTATCGAAATGTGCCTCTTGATAATCTAAGTCAAAATAACACACAAGTTGAATGCGATGGAAATACTATTTATATTCCTACTAATGTATTAGATAGTGCTATTAAATTACAGTATAAGGCACAATTGGTAAGATTATTATGTTTAATTGATTTTACAATGAATTTAATAGTTAGTTTATCAACTTATTATGGAGCATTTTTTAGTATGATAATCTCTGTAATATCAATTACAGGTTATTATTCAACATTTACATATAGTAGATCAGGTTTAATATCATATCTTGTATATCAATATTTACAAACAATTACTAAAATAATAACATTAATCTTCTATATATTACTTGCTAATGGAATAAATCCTACTATTATAGAAAAAAATAATATTATTTTAAGTTATTCAATAGATAATACAATAATATTATCACTATATGTAATTACTCAAATATATATAAATTATTTTGTACAGCAATTTTATAATCTTTTACCAAAAATACCATTGACTAGTCAAGAGTCTATTTACATAATCGTTTAGATTCCCGTTTTAAACGAATTAGTTGTTTTCCAAAACTACTATTTTTAATTACATTTTTAGCGCATCCGCTCATAATAAATATCTCATATTCATTAAACCATTCTGAAAATGTAATCCATTCTCTCTGTCCATCAATATTTATATAATGCTTTTGTCCTTCTTCTCTACACATAGGACATTGAAAAGCACCTTTTTCTAATAGCTTAGGCAAACATTTTTTACAAGTACCATGTCCACACTTGAACATATGCATTTGACTTTTGCATATATTCAAATTCCATTCTAAATTATCATCTAAACAGATTGGGCATTTGTTACCTTTGATATGAATCATAAATTAATGCTGTTTTATAATACTATAAAACTATTTTCTCTCTTTTCAATTTTTTTTATCAATCTTTTTTTTACTATTTTTATTGGTATATTTTTTTTTTAGCTTTCTTTTTTTTTTTCTACTTTTTTTACCACCATATTGAGAGAAATATTTATCAAATACTGTTTTCATATTATTTGTTAAATTTTCTAAATTTGTTATATTTTTTTCTAATGCTATTTTTGTTTCCTCTTCTGTTTCTGATCTAATATCTATTTTTAATTGTAATAATTGACTAAGCAATTTTCTATATATTTTTATATCTAAGACTAATGTTTTTCGTAAAACAGTTAAATCACTATTAAGAAATTTTAGATATGAATCAATATAATATTCTCCTGTAAAATCTGCAAAAGCGGCAGAATTACTTCTAATTGACCATCCTAATACATATTCACGTATTTTATCAAAATTTTTATTAAAATTACTTATTATAATATCAATAAGTTTATCTGTAGACAGTTGTTGTTGTTTCCATAAAATTATATTTTTTATAACATCTATATCTAAATACAAAGGTTCTATAAAATAGTTATCTGCTCTCTCACGTATCATTAAAATAGTTCTATCTACTAATGATTTAACTACTTCTTCTTTACCATCAATATTATATACTTTATTATTCATAAAATTATATGGATATTCATAAAACTGATTTTTTAGTGTATTAAGTATAATCCATAATCTAATTACAATACTTGTATAAAATTCTCTATGTCTTTCATATATTTTCATATTTTCTTTGCCAGGTTCTATATCATATAAAACACCAATTTTATATTTTTCTATATTATCTATATCATCGCGTTCAATAATATCTAATTGATATAAACAAGTATATATTTGTGATAAAACTGCGCCTAATATATTAGCGTGTAGTCTAGTATTTTCATCAGTAGGATTTTGCAAAAGACTATTTAATTTTTTATTATTTTGCAATTTTTCCATTAGTACAGAGTAAAATTGCTCAGGAGGGGTATCTTCTCTAGTCGAAAATAAAAATCCCCGACCTTTTTGTTTTCGAGTTTTCTTTATTTTTTTTTTATTATATTTTTTGCTATACATTATATATATAATTGATATAAAAATAAATTATTATAATATATTGATATGACTAATTTATATTGTAATCTAACTAATAAAAAACTTAAATATCCAGTCAATGATAAAGATGGTTATATTTATGAAAATTTAGATATTATAATGTGGATTACTAAATATCACACATCACCTATGACAGGAAAATATATGACAGTTTATGATTTATCTACTAATATAAAATTACGTAATAAAATACATAAACCATTTTATCACTATTTTATTCCATATTCTCTATTACGAAGTTTTTTAAAATTTATAGGATAATTTTTTAAATATATATCTAAACAATTTTCACAAAGAGTATTATATAAAAATGTAAAACATTCGATTTTTTTAACAAAGTGATATGTTTCAGGTTTTACATCATCATCTACTGGCAATAAATAATACTTATTAAATAATATATCACTGCAAATCCAACAGTACATATTTTATAATAATATAAAATTGAAAAAAAATAAATATTATTTTTTAAATCTAGACAAATATGGTAGAAGAAACTGACAAAATTAATAGCGTAATTAGTGAAGTTAAAAATGATTGGGCACAATTATGTCTAAAACATGATATTGAAAAAAATAATATGATTTTGATATTAAATAATTGTAACTGCTGTGAACGACATAAAGTTGATAGGCCAAAAATTCTAGAAAAATATATAGAAACTAAATTTAAAGGTGATGATAAAAGTAAATATGATTGCCATTGTGCGTGTAGACATTCAGCAAGATTTATATGCCGTAGTAAATATGGTTTTAATGAGGAATAATATAGTATTAAGTTTAATAGTATTATTTATAATGTAGATTCTAAATAATACTAATATTATGATAGATATTTATATTATTAATTTAGAACATGAAATAGAAAAGTATAATAAATTAAAAAAATTATTAAATGATAATAATTATAAAAATATAAATAGAATAGATGCAATATATGGTAAAAAAATAAAAGATTTTTCTCTCTATAAAAAATATTTTTATCCAATCATACATAATTTTTTTCCTAATGGAGCATTAGGGTGTGCAATATCTCATTATAAAACTTTAGAAACTATTTATAAAAATTATATAGATAAATCAAAAAACAATAAAACAGATGAATATGCTTTAATTTTAGAAGACGATACAATACCATTATATAATAGTGAATATTTAGATAACATAGTAAATAGTATTCCAAATAATGCAGATATATTATTAATTAATACATTTGAAATATTACAAAAAAAAACAAATAATGAATTTACAAAAAAAGATAAATTTGGTATACATCCAGCAACAGCTTATATAGTAAAATGTAATTCTATACCTAAAATTTTAAATAAAAAATTATTTTATTACTATGATTTTACAACTTTTAACTATTATAAATCATTAAATATATACATTTATCAAAAAGATATATTTAAAACATCATTTGATGAATCATATAATTTACAAAATAGTTATACTTCTACTATTTTATACATATTAATCAAAAAAATATGTGATATGTTAAATATTTCATATATACCATTTTTTTTACTATTTAAAGGAATTAAAATTCCTTTTATAAATATAGAATTAAATGGTATACAAATATTATATATTATCATATTTATTTTGTTTTTTTGTTTACTAGTTTTTTATTTGTATATTTAAGATATATTCTATATACATATAATAATAATATTATTATCCAACCCATTATTGTATAAGATAACATCTGTTTATAACAATCTTTGTTGTTAATGCCAAATAATTTATAGACTGGAGTATTTATACCATACCACGTTTTATCATCATAAAAATATCTTTCTAATTTTAACCAAAAACAAGTACCTAATTTACTATAATATATATTAATTGACAATAAAATAGTAATAATACACCATAATATTACACTATTTAATCTATTTATTGGTAATAAAATAGCTAATATAATTATTGTTAATATCAATATATAGTGTATAACTAATATTATATTACCTTTTACTTGATTATTATTTGTAATATAACTTAATGTATTATCAATATAAGATACTATATTAGAAAATCTTTCTTTTTTTATATTAATAATATTATCCATTATTAATATAATAAATATATAATAATAATAATTGCTTTATCGCATTACTCAACCCATTAGTAAATATTAGAAACGGTTTACTCTTCCTTTTCTATATTTTTTTGATCTAGCTATTTTTATCCTCTGTTTTGATAATTCTTTATATGTCTTAGGAGTTTTTTTTGTTATACGTTTACTTGGTCTATAAACATCACTTTTATATCGATATCCGACTTCTCCACGTTGATTAACCCATTTCTCTCTAAACCACCTTCCTAAACCTTTTTTTTCTGTTTTTTTACCTGTATACGGATCTCGTTTTTTACCATATTTTTTTGAAAATCTTTTTTTATATTCTTGTACTAATAGTCCACTTCTATAAGCACTATGTTTTGGATATTTTTTATAAATATATTGTTTTGTTTTATTATATAATTTTTTGTCTCTAGGCTGTGGCATTATCTAATATATATATATGAAGAAAACTAGAAAAAATATAAAAAAATTTTTATATAATCCTGATAATCCAAAAAAGTCATTTGATGTATATATTGATAAAAACCCAAAAGATACTATCAATATAAAATACACTACTATAGATGATGTTAAAAATACAATTAAAAAATTAGAAAAATTATATAAAACAAAACGATATCCACATAAAAGAATTTGGCAAGTAGGAATGATAATGAAAGTCAGATTAGAAGCTATTAAACGTCATAAAACTAAAAAATATAAAAAAGCAAAAAATATAAACCAAAGATATAGATTAGCAAATCGTTATTTTAAATTTTTAGGAAAACGCACAAAAAGAAAAACTTTTAAAGAGAGAAAAAATATGGTATTTTAATTAAATAGCAAATTTACTTTTATCTCTTTTTTTTTACTCGTTTTGATTTTCTCTCTTTAGACTTTTTGCCTTTTGTTTTTTGCTTAATATGTTTTCTTGTTTTTTTGCCACCTACTGTTGGAAAATAATGTCTAATTAAATTTCTAACAGCCATATTAGGTATAAATAAATAAGGTATTGGTTGCTGATCCATTGGATCTACCTCAGTACCCCCAGCTTCAGATCGGGTTCTTAAAAAATGTTTCAGAGATTCTCTCTCATATGTCCTTCCACGTATATCAATCACAGGATCACTCATTAATTGAAGTGTTATTGGACATCTAATAATTTCTTGAATATCGTCGGGTAATGCGTCAACTTGATCATCTGTTATATTTTCAATATTTAATGGCGGCATATATAATACATTCTGATATGGAACGTATGATGGTGGTGGTAAATGTGGTCCATATGGCACGCCGGGTGTGTATCCTTCGGAACCGAAGGCGCTCGGGTCTGCCGCTCTTCCTCCTCGAGTTGAGTAAAAATTTTTCATTATATATATATATATATATATAAAATTTTATTTATCGTTTTTTAGATTTTCTAGATTTTTTAGATTTTCTAGATTTTTTAGATTTTTTCTTTTTTGTAAGTTTTTTTTTACCACCAGCACTTGGAAAATATAGTTGTATTAATGATCTTATAGCCATATTTGGTATTAATACATTTGTAATAGGTTGTCTATTAATAGGATCAGTTGCAGGACTTCTAGTAGCTATCCATTGTTCTATAGCTGATCTTTCATATGTATTACCTTGACTATCCATAACAGGATCACTCATAATTTGTTGAGTAAGTGGACATGTTATAATTGTTTGAACGTGATCAGGTAAACTACTTATAGTAGTTTCTGATATACTACTTAAATTTAAAGGAGCAACACTAGGTGTACTAGAATTTATTGGTAAACTTGGTGATATTGGTGATAATGTATTATTATCTATAATATTAATAATATCATTTCCAAATAAATCATTTTCACTATTATTAATATTTTCTAACATATTACGATTATATCTCTCAAATCTTTCAAAACTTGCCTGTGCTTCAGTCCCTTCTCCATAATGTTCTTCTAAATTAGTTAATATAGCATCCATAATTACATTATTATCTAAAAATTGTCTAATTTCATTACTATTATTAGAAATTAAATAATTTTCATTAATTATATTATTAGCTAGATCACGAGCTATTTCCATTGATTCAACATAATCCATATATATTACATAAATAAAAAAATAAATTATACATATAGAAAAATTATATTATATAGTAGGTATAAATTTCCAATTTAATTCTTTACATATTTTTTTCCAAATTTCATCTTGTTCAATTCTTTTCTCTCTATCCTTCAACATTGGAAAATATGGAAGAAACTCTCTTTGATTTAAAAGTTCACATAATTTGTAAATAGTATAATAATAATTTAAAAAATTAACTCGATCTTCAGGGCAATATTTTGCATAAGGGGCTTGAATATCAATAAATAGATTACACAAAGTTTCTTCTAATTCTGGAGTCATAATAGGGGGTTTTACACCTAATTTATCTTTAATAAATGGTATATGTTCATAGTATTTGTTATATTTTAGTTTTTTAAGAACTTCTTTAGTTCTTTTATTTGACATTGTTTTAATATCTAATCGCTCTTTTTTAATTTGTTGACGAATATTTTCAATAATTTCATCTGGAATAAGAGTAGTTTCTTTAGCTTGAAATTGTGCAAGAATCTCTCTAAAATGATTAATACGCTTATAAGCATAGAAACAAACCTCTTTTGGAGGTTCTTTATATGTAGGTTTGTCATTTTCAATTAAAAATTTAACATTTTTACTGCAATTATTACAAACTAAAATACCTTCATGATCAATAGGAATAAGTTCACCAATATTACAACTGCGACATATATCTATATCATGAATAAAATTATTAATATCTAGATTAAAAGGATCTATATTTCTAAAATAATTTTGAATATTTATATTAGTTTTAGTACTATTATTATTTTCTAGGTCAACTTTGTTAAAAAATGTATCTAAAATTCTAGTATTTGATGATCCCTTTGAAATATTTTTTTTTTCTTCAAAATAATTAAAAATATAATTAGAATTTTTTAGGAAATATTCTTTTTTTTTATTTTTTAGATTTTTGATTTTAATATCAATTTCTCTAATCTGATCTTTTAGTTCTAATTTTTCATCAAAACTTGTTTGTAGATTATTATATTTCTCTAATTTTTCTTTTCTCTCTTTTAAAAAATTTGGCAAAATTATTTGATCAATATCATTAAATTCTTCTATAAATTCTTCGTGCTTATGATCCAATGATTCTATTTTTTTATCTGCAACTAATTTTTTTATATTTTTAGGTTTAAAACCTGTCATTATAATTATATTTTATTTTTTATTTAATTAATTATAAATACAATTATTATATTTAGGATATTAATTGTGATATATTATAGATAAAAAAAATCTATTTAATAATAATGAATATAGAATTAAAAATTCCAAATGAAATAAAATTAGATAATTATACATTACAAAAAATGATATTTATTAATAATGCATTAGAATCTGGATGGAGTATTAAAAAAGTTGATGAAAAATATATATTTTCAAAACGTCATGAAAATAAGAGAGAAGTGTATTTAGATAGTTACTTAGAAACTTTTTTAAAGACTAATATCAATGTACAAAATTATTTTAATAAGTAGTATTTTTCAAAATATAATTATAAATTTAAATAAATTTAAATTTATAAAATTTTTTTCTTTAGCAATATTATAAATATGGGAGGAGGCTTAATGCAGCTCGTTGCCTATGGCGCTCAAGATGTTTACCTTACAGGTAATCCACAGATAACTTTTTGGAAGGTTACCTACCGCCGCTACACAAATTTTGCCATGGAATCTATTGAACAGACATTCAACGGCCAGGCTGATTTCGGTCGCCGTGTAACTTGCACTATTAGCCGTAATGGTGATCTTGCATACCGCACCTACTTACAGGTTACACTTCCTGAAATTAATCAGCAGATGCTTCCAGCTGGTGTTGGACAAAATCTTGCTTCTAATGTCATGGGATCAACAACTCCTGGCGCCGACAATAAAGGTCTTGAATACGGTGTCTTTGCTCGCTGGTTAGATTTCCCTGGTGAGCAGATGGTTTCTATGGTTGAGGTTGAAATTGGTGGTCAGCGCATCGATCGCCAATACGGTGACTGGATGCACATCTGGAATCAGCTTACCCTTACTGCTGAACAGCAGCGTGGTTACTACAAAATGGTTGGTAACACCACACAACTTACCTTCATCACTGATCCATCATTCGCCGCAGTCGATGGTCCCTGTGCCACCACTGCACCAACTCAGGTTTGCGCTCCCCGTAATGCCCTTCCTGAGACCACTCTCTACGTTCCATTCCAGTTCTGGTACTGCCGCAATCCAGGTCTTGCCCTTCCTTTAATTGCTCTTCAGTACCACGAGATCAAGATTAATCTCGATCTTCGTCCTATTGATGAGTGCCTCTGGGCTGTATCCTCATTACACAATGTTTGCGACAATGCTAAGACACCAACTAAAGTTGCCACTGCTTACCAGCAGTCACTTGTTGCAGCATCACTCTATGTTGACTATGTTTTCCTTGACACTGATGAGCGCCGCCGTATGGCTCAGAATCCCCACGAGTACCTTATTGAACAGCTCCAGTTCACTGGTGATGAGTCAGTTGGTTCATCTTCTAACAAGATTAAACTTAACTTCAATCATCCTTGCAAAGAGCTCATCTGGGTTGTTCAGCCTGATCAGAATGTTGACTACTGCGCCTCCCTTATCTGTGGAACAACACTTTTCCAGGTTCTTGGAGCCCAGCCTTTCAATTACACTGATGCCATTGATGTTCTTCCTAATGGTGTCCACGCTTTCGCTGGACCTGGCTCTGTTGAAGGACCTAATGCATTCATCACCACTGCTGGCATTTTCGATCAGGCTGGTGCAACTGATGCAGTCACTTTCCCTGGATGGGAATATGAGGAGCCCGGCTTTGATCATTTGCCACTTGGTTCTGCCCAAGGCGCAGGATTTGTCATTCCAAGTGCCCCTGCTTCTGCTCGTGCTAATGGTGGCAGTGTTGACTTCCAGTCTGCTGTCTCTGATGCTGGTACATTCGTCCTCACTGAGACATCACTCGACATGCACTGCTGGGGTGAGAATCCAGTCGTTACAGCCAAACTTCAGCTTAACGGCCAGGACCGCTTCTCAGAGCGTGAGGGCACATACTTCGACCTTGTCCAGCCCTACCAGCACCACACCCGATCCCCTGACACTGGTATCAATGTATACTCATTCGCCCTCCGGCCTGAGGAGCACCAGCCATCAGGAACCTGCAATTTCTCACGCATTGACAATGCCACACTCCAGCTTGTTCTTTCCAATGCTACCGTTGGCGGTACCAACACTGCCAAGGTCCGCGTCTATGCCACCAACTACAATGTCCTCAGAATTATGTCTGGTATGGGTGGTCTCGCCTACTCTAACTAAACTATTATTCTTGTTTTTTTCTTTATCTAGCTATGTGCTAGCCTAAAATTATATTTCTTATAAAAAAATATAATTTTATATTATTATATATGCCAACTAGAAAAAAGAGAAAAATGAGAAAGGGTAAAAAAAGTAGAAAAGCAGGAGGTTTATTTGATTTTATAAAAATGAAAGATAAAGGATGCCCTGAAGGAACAACAAGAAAGTTTGGTGCTCATTGTGGATTTTTTAGAGGACCTTTTGGTTGTTGCAAAAAACGATTACATTTTTCTGATTTTAAATTAGGTGGAAAGAAAACTAGAAAATATATGTAATTAAATAAATTATTATTTCTAAATAGTTAGTATTATGGATTTAAATATAGATAACTATAACATTGATGAATTACTTAATTTATTTAATATTAAAGAAAAAGATAGTAATATAGATACATTGCAAGAAAATTTATCTAAATCAATTACATTAATAAATAATGAAGTTGATAATTTACCAGAAGATAAAGATAGTTTAATAGATTTTTATACTAAAGCTGCTTTTAAAATATTAAATAATAAAAAATCTACTGAAAATTTTATCAAAAATAAAAATATTAATTATGTTGAAAAAGAACCACTATTAAACAATAGTTTAATAGATGAAAATAATAAAATTGTTAATAGAGAATTAATTGATGGTGGTGTTAGACAACCTATACCTCCAGTTTATACAATTAATACAAATAATAATAATTTTTCACAAGGAATTGTTAATCCATTAGAGAGAGAAATTATAACTACTCTATTATCTATAAATAGTAAATTTAGAGATAGTTATAGTAAAAGTTCAACAGATTTTTCAATTGAATTAAATGAACCATATAATAATGTAGTTTCGATTAAATTAGCTTCAATGGAATTAATGAATAGTTATTATACAATATCTGAATATTTGAGAACTAATTTTTTTACTATTGAATATTTTCAATATAATAGTTCAACATTAGATATTAGTATTAATAGTATTTTTGTAGAACATTTTACAATACCAGATGGTAATTATAATATATTAGAATTAGTAGATACAATTAATAATGATATTTTTCAAAATAATGATCCTACTACATCAGGAAATCCCTATTATAGATTAGTGGAAACTGTTTATCATCCAATAAAAGGTAAAGTAAATTTTATTTTAGGCGATGCTTCAGGTAATTCACCAGATCCTAGTTATAATTGGGGTTTTAATATAAGTTTTCGAGATAAACATTTACCAAATAGGCCAGCATTCTTAAATTTTGGATGGATATTAGGTTATAGAGACTTAGAATATTATTTTTTTGAACAACCAACACCTAACCCCTCGCCTTGTGATATTGACTTTTTTAATTATAAATATATATCACCTTGTAAAGACGGATATTTACCATATTATCAATTTAAACCAACAAATATTTTAAATATAGGTTTTAATCCTCAATCAGTAGCAAATACAAGTGGTACCAACTATTTTTTACTAGAAGTAGATGATTTTAATAGAAATCAAAGTGTAGTATTTAAATCTAATACACAACTAAAACATAATATTCAAGAACCATTTACTTATAATTTATCAAATATTTTAGCTAGAATACCAAATACTGCAGACTATTTTAGTATGATATTTGAAGATTCATCTGATAGAGTATTTAAATCTCGTAAATATTTTG